TAATTAATCATATTATAAGTATCTTCTGACATTTCAAATTGAAACCCAGAACAAGCAATATCGCTAATTTGACGAAGGTTGTATTTCAAAGTGGTTGTCATTATATCTGTATACTTAAACTATATAGCATTTTATTTATATCAATTTTTTTTTAAATATTATATAAACTTAAATACACTTAAAACCAACGTATATAATATATTATATACAATGTCAATTGAAAATACAAATGATATAGTTATTAATAATACAGTTATTAATAACAAAGACGGCGATTTAGATTTAGAAAAAGAATCAGAAATTAGAATTTATAATACATGGGACGAATTGGATTTGAATCCTGATCTTTTAAGAAGTATTTATGGTCATGGTTTTGAAAAACCGAGTCCAATTCAAAGCAAAGGCATTGCTCCTATTAAAGAAGGTAGGGATATTATCGCACAAGCCCAATCTGGAACTGGCAAAACTGGTTGTTTTACGGTTGGGGCACTTTCAAGAGTGAATGTACAAGAAAACTCAAGCCAAGTTCTTATAATGGCGCCTACGCACGAACTAGCACAACAAATAGCATCAGTAATTCATGGGTTATCCAATATGATTACAGGAATTCGTATCAAAACGGTCATTGGTGGTTCTTCCATTGATGAAGATGCTAACGAAATTCGCGAAAATCCTCCTCATATTATTGTTGGATGTCCTGGACGAGTATTTGATATGATTAGACGACGCCATATTAACGCTAATAAATTTAAATTGGTTATTCTTGATGAAGCCGATGAAATGTTATCGTCGGGATTTAAAGACCAAGTCTATAATATTTTTCAGCATCTTAATAAAAATGTTCAGATTGCTCTTTTTAGTGCAACATTGCCTAATAATATTTACCAAATTACTAATAAATTTATGAGAAATCCGGTTAAAATTTGCGTCAAGTCCGAAAGTCTTACTCTTGAGGGAATTAAACAATATTATGTAGCCGTAGAAGATGATAGACAAAAGTATCTTACTTTAAAGGATCTTTATCAACATATTACTCTTGCGCAATGTATTATTTATTCTAATAGCGTTAAGCGTGTTATGGATTTGTATGAAGCTATGAAGGAAGACGGGTTTCCTGTTTGTTGTATTCATAGCAATATGGACAAATTTGAAAGAGAAAGGTCGTTCAAAGAATTTAGAAATGGAACCGCAAGAGTTCTTATTTCGTCGAATGTTACTTCTAGAGGAATTGACATACAGCAAGTAAGTGTTGTTATTAATTTTGATTTACCTAGAGATGTTCATAGTTATCTTCATCGCATTGGTAGATCCGGTAGATGGGGTAGAAAGGGAACAGGTATTACCTTTATTACTAGAAGAGATATTATTAAGATGAAGGAGATTGAATCTTATTATAATACACAAATTGAGGAACTTCCGGGAAACTTTCAAATATAAATATACTTTTTTAAACCTTTTACAATTCAAACTCCAATTATTTATAACCCTTAATTATAAATAATTATTTGTATATTTTCTTTATTTTTCTCGTTTTATTTTTTGGAATTTAATTTCTGTTAATTTATAATCATTGCTTTTAAGTTTAAATATAATAAATATAATAAATATAATAAATATAATAAATATAAATGTCAATTACAACTTTTTTGAATAATAGAGGTTTTCATTCTTTTGAAGGATATAGTCAACAAGTTCTACAACAAGTAGAAGATTTAAAAATTTTGACAAATAAACCCAATATAAATGTAATGGAAATCGGATTTAACGCAGGTCATTCTGCTGAAGTTTTTTTACAAAATAATAAAGAATTAACTTTAACATCATTTGATTTAGGAATACATACTTATGTTAATACCGCAAAAGAATATATAGATTCTACTTATCCAAATAGACATACATTACTTCTTGGTGATAGTAGAACAACTATTCCTGAATATTTGAAAAATAACAAAGATACTAAATTTGATGTTATATTTATTGACGGCGGCCACGATTATGAAATAGCAAAAGCAGATGTGGACAATTGTTTTCATTTGGCACATAAGGATACTATTGTTATTCTTGATGATACCATATTTACAAAAGGTTGGGAAGCAGGATGGACTATTGGACCTACAAGAACATGGACGGAATATTTACAACAAAACAAGATTATTGAATTAAGTAGAAAAGATTATTCTAGTGGAAGAGGTATGTCTTGGGGTAAATATAAATTATAGAAATTCGTAAAATAGATTATTATATAATATTCTATTTTACAAACAATGATCGACATAAAATTGAATGCAAGTTTAGATAGTGTTAATGACATTTTTAAAATCCCTATTATGTACAATAATTGTTCTAAAAAACTGAATGAAACAATTGTTAATGATCTTGAGTTAATTACACCAATAGATAAAGAAGAATCGTCTATATATGACAATGTATTTAATTTAACTAACAAACCATCAAAAAAGATTGTTGAGCAATTTGCCAGCCATTACACAACAGATACAGAATATTTAAAGGACACGCAAAATTTAATACAATCTTTAGAACAAGAAGAAATAAATACTATTTATAATAAACACAATTTTGATGATTTTGAATTAAATGATATTGTTAGTTCGTGGGAAGAAATAAAATCAGAAACTGGATTTCGGGAAAAATATTTATATATTGACTGGAAATTCGCAAACGATCTTAATAAAAATCCGTCTTTTTTACAGTTGATGAGTATTTATAATATTGCTTCCCCTATTTTATCCCTTTGTCTTCCTATTTTTGTTCTTATTGTTCCTTTTTTTATTGTTAAATTAAGAGGCGTTGAATTAAATATTAAACAATATCTTGAAATATTGAAAACTATTATATCAAATCACGCGATATTCAAAGTATTTACTCAATTTCAAGACGTTGATAATAGTCAAAAAATATATTTGATTCTTTCGTCTGCGTTCTATTTATTTTCCATTTATCAAAATATTTTGATTTGTATTCGTTTTTATTCCAATATACAGAAGATACATAATTATCTCTTTAAATTTAAGAAATATATTGCACATACTATAGATTTAATGAATTACCATTCTTCCAAGTCTTGTAAACTAACAAAATATAACGATTTTAATAATGTTAATGAATCAAACAAAAACGTATTGGTAAAATTATATGAAGAGATAAATAATATTTCGCCATTTACCTTTTCTTTTTCAAAAATTAATGAAATAGGACATATTATGTGTGTGTTTTATAAATTATACGACAATGATATTTATAACAATGCTTTATTATACTCTTTTGGATTTAATGGATATTTTAGTATGATCAATCATGTTAAAACTAACATAATAGAAAATAAGCTCGTGAAAACAGAGTTTATAAATACTAATACTAATAAAAATAAAAAGAGAAAACCTGTATTTAAAAAAATGTATTATCCAAAATTAATCAATGATGAGGAGCAAAAAATAATAAAAAATGACTGTAATTTGAATAAAAATATGATTATCACAGGACCTAACGCATCAGGCAAAACAACAACATTGAAAACAGCATTAATTAATATTATTTTGTCTCAGCAAATAGGGTATGGTTGTTTTGAATCATTAAAACTTTGTCCATATGATAATATTTATTGCTATTTAAATATACCAGATACATCTGGGAGAGACAGTTTGTTTCAAGCAGAAGCCAGACGATGTAAAGAAATCATTGATTCGATTAATTTAGAACCTGATAAAACGCATTTTTGTATATTTGATGAATTATTTTCTGGGACAAATCCTGAAGAAGCGGTTGTTAGTGCATTTGCTTTTATGGATTACATTGTTAAGAATAAGAATGTGACGTGTTTGCTAACAACACATTATTACAAACTGTGTAAAAAACTATCAAAAAATAAACTGATTAAAAATTATAGTATGAAAACGGTAAAAAAAAACGACAATTTTGAATATACGTATTTGATTGAAGAAGGAATTTCAAAAATTAAAGGGGGATTAAAAGTCTTAAAAGATATGAATTATCCCAAAGAGATTTTAGACAATACAAAAATATAGAAACAAATAATTCGTTTTTAAAAAATAAATAATATATTACTCCTTTTTAAGAATGGCAATTTCCGATATACTCAGCACATCATTTTTATTTAGCATTGCTATAATTATTATACTAATTGGTGGCGTTTTTGCTTATGTTAGTTACCGAATGGGAGAACAAGATCATAAACTTAATTCAATGATTGGATTAGTTTCTACAATGGCCGAAGAATCGCAATTCTTTAGAAGTAAATTAAATATGTTACAACAAAAATTATCAACTAAAGATTTACCAGTAGTTGATCAAGTCCAATACGCCAGTCAAATGATGGTTGGAGGGCAAGACGAATTAATTAACGTGTCTGATGATGAAGAAGACGATTCAGACGACGATGAATCGGATGATTTAGAAGACGATGAATCGGATGATTTAGAAGACGAAGATTTAGAAGACGAAGATTTAGAAGACGATGAATCGGAAGATTTAGAAGACGATGATTTAGAAGACGATGAATCGGAAGACAAAGATTTAGAAGAAGGTAGAGGAGAATATATTAAAAGACTTAATTTAACTTCAGCTATTGACGAATCTCCTGTAAAAATATCATATGAAGAAATTGATGAAGACAACAACTCTTTTAAAGAAACAAATAATTTAGTTTTTGATGATATAGCTGATTTTGAAGCAACTCTCGAAGAAGCAGATATTCAATTATTAGCAGAAGATACGAAAGACGATGATAACTTTTTAAAAAACGTGTCGATTACTGGACTTGATAATGGCATATTAAGTTTAGAAGAAATAGTATCCAATAAGAACGATTATAAAAAAATGTCACTTAATAAGCTAAGGGAAGTTGTTGTTAGTAAAGGTTTTACTTCAGATGCCTCCCATTTAAAGAAAAATCAAATTCTTAAATTGCTAGGCGATGAATAAATTGCTAGGCGCTAGACAATGAATAAAATGATGTCAAATATTTTCTTTATATAGTATAATATGAATAATACTTATTATACTATGGATCCTGTTCAAAGTCAGGCTAATGGTTTATGGCAATCAGACTTAACTAACAAAAAAATGCTGACTGACAATGGAATTACCTCGAATTGGAAGTACAGGCAATATATGCAAAAAAATGCTAACCAAATAATGAAATTTAATACTATGCAAACAATTAATGATTCCGGAAACAATCCGTATAGTGTATTAAATACAAATCCTACTAACAGCAGTCCGTATCTGTATAGATCTACCCACGATTCTGTTAATCCAGAATATGGGTTTAGAAATAGTGATTTAAAACAAGCATATACGACAAAGATACAAATGAAATCAAAAATGATTTCGCCTTCTATTCCTACTAATTTTTAATAGCATTTATTTATTTATTTAATATTTATTTATTTGTTATTGTAAAACAATATAATACTAACTTATGATAATTTAGTATTATTAATGAAAATTCTCAGTGTTGATGTTGGTATTAAAAATTTATCATTTTGTCTCTTTGAATTATCGTCCGTTGAATTATCGTCCGTTGAATTAGAATCAAAACATCTTAAAATTATCAAATGGGATAATATTAATTTAAGTGAAAAAACAGAACGCAAGTGTATTGAATTTGATAAAAATGGCTTGTGTGATAAACCAGCCAAGTTTACAAAAGATGACAAATGTTTTTGTTTAAAACATTCAAAGAAACAACCATTTTTACAACCAAGCGCTGAACTTAAATCATCGTATATAAATAAACAAAAACTTCAAAAATTAATGGATATAGCCGACAAATATAAAATTAAATATGAGAATCCTATTAAAAAAACAAACTTAATTCCATTAATAAACGAGTTTATAACTAACAAATGTTTCGCTTCTATTGAAAAAACTAATGCTAGTAAAGTAGATCTAGTTACAATTGGTAAAAACCTCCAACACAAATTCGACGAAATATTTTGTGACCATTTATCGAGTATCGATATCATTATTATCGAAAACCAAATAGGACCTATCGCAAATAAAATGAAAACAATTCAAGGTATGATCTCTCAATATTTTATTATGAAAAACAATAATATTCAAATTGAATTTATTAGCGCTTCCAACAAATTAAAGGATTTTTTACCGAAAGAAAAAGAAGAAAAACTGGATTATAAAGAACGAAAAAAATTAGGCATTCAAACTTGTTTAGAGATTATTACAACGGATTGTAGATTTAAAGAATGGACTACATTTTTTAATAAACACGCAAAAAAAGACGATTTGTCGGATTGTTTTTTACAAGGAATGTGGTTTATCAAATACAAAACATAAATTAATATTCATTATTATATAATTAATAATTAATCATATATATATTGTAATTCGTATTACTTAAAAATAAATGTTCTTATTATTTCATAATGGATAACGACATTATAGATATTTCTATGGACTTTGACAATTTTGGTAATAAAGGCAACTTCGGAGGAGGAATTGAATTGTTAATGAATGATAATAAACAATCTTCCCGTGGACAAACCAGCGATATTGATATTGAAGATTTGAATAATTTAGAAAACGAATTAAATGGTTTAGCAAATGAAACTAATCCAATGACCAATACATTCGAATCTAGTTTATTTGGAGTTAAACCTAATTATAATGATAATTCATCTGTCAGATTTGATGAAGAGCCATCTATACATATTTTTGATGATAAAAACAATAATTTAGGACAATCAACAGCTAACACTTCTTCTGAAGCAAAAACGTGGGATGGTTATGGCAAATTTAATAATATTCCAGTCAATCCTGACCAAAGAACATTTAACGAACCAAAACTATCAAAAGATGAAATGCTTAGAGAAAAGTTTAAATACTTACGAAAGCTAGAAGCTCTTGAAAAGAAAGGAATTGAACTAACAAAAAAATACACTATGGATTCTAATTTACAAGAAATGATGGGTGAATATGAAATGATCATGGAAGAAAAAACTAAACAAAACTCCGTTAAATTCCAAGGCAATATGATGATGGCGATTATCAATGGTATTGAATTTTTAAATAATCGTTTTGATCCTTTTGATGTTAAAATAGATGGGTGGGGGGAACAAATAAATGAAAATATTACTGATTATGATGACATTTTTTCAGAACTTTATGAAAAATATAAATCTAAGGCTACTTTGTCGCCTGAACTCAAATTATTATTTCAACTTGGAGGAAGTGCTATGATGGTTCATATGTCTAATACAATGTTTAAGTCTGCTATGCCGGGAATGGATGATATTTTGAGACAAAATCCGGATCTAATGCGTCAATTCCAATCAGCGGCGGTTAACTCTATGGCTGGTTCTAATCCTGGATTTTCTGGATTTATGGGAGGATTAATGGGAGAACCACAAATTCCTACTGGCTCTAGACCTCCTCCTCCACCAATGGCAACTCAAGGGCCAAACGGAATGCCTCCTCCTCCAAATAGAGCTGGAAATAATAAGGGATCAATGAACACAGGACGCGCGGATATTTCAATGGCTAGAGGTGCGTTTGCTCAAGGTACTGCGTTTGCTCAAGGTACTGCGTTTGATGACGGTATTAGTATTCGAGAAAATAACCTAGGTGTTCCTGGATTTGAACCACCTCAACATTCACAAAAAAGTTCTAGACGCCCTGATATGAAAGGGCCAGTCGACATATCCGATATATTATCCGGATTGAAAACAAAGACAATTGATATTTCTACGGCGCCTTCTTTTCCTCAACAAAAAAATCAAAATAAAAACATTGTTATTGAAGATTTAAATAACAGCAGTACAATTAGCATCGATGATCTAAAGAGTATTCAAGGCGATGGGAATATTCCTAAACGCAGTCGCAGAAGACCTAAGTCTGATAAAAATACTGTTAGTTTAGATATTTAATTGGTTACACAATTAAAATTATTATCATATCAATTTATATTTATATGATACAAGGTAAATGTTGTATATGTGGAACCGTTAAAAACTGTGGTCCTTTTTTAGAAAAAGTATTTAAAAATATTGAAACTATTGTCAAACAGTTTTCCGATTACCAAATTATTATGACGTATGATGATTCCAGCGATAATTCATTACAATTATTACAAGAGTATAAACAATTATACGCTAACAAATTTATTTTACATATAAATGGTGAACCATTATCTCAATACCGAGTATATAATATAGCAAAGGCGCGCAATAAATGCTTGGATATAATTCGTTCTCAATTCCCCGATTACGAATATTTTATTATGCTTGATTGTGATGATGTATGTGCTGCTCCAATTAAATTAGAATACTTATTGTATTATTTAACTGTTAATACCGATTGGGACGCACTATCGTTTAACAAGAAACCATATTATGATTTGTGGGCTTTATCAAAATACCCATATTCATTTAGTTGTATGCACTTTAAACATGGATCACAGCGAATTAACCAATTTATTGAAAACATTATGGAAAAAGCTCCTCCAAAAACATTAATCCCATGTTTGTCCGCTTTTAATGGGTTCTCTATTTATAGAACTAACAAATTTATAAATGGATTTTATGATTTTAAACCGAGACCCGATTTACTTCCTCCACATTTATTAAAGGCAAATGAAAAAATATGTGGTCCTGTATTTTTAAAAGGGAAAGCTGGCCTTATTGATTGCGAGCATCGCAGTTTTCATTTAATGGCTATAAATAATGAACTGGGTACGCGTATCCGAATTGCTCCAGAAATTATTTTCTAAAATATCCTCTATTTACCGTATGATATCCTAACCAATACATATTTTTTAATTTCCAATTTAATATGTATTTATCAAATATTACAGGAACCCACTTACATATTGGGATCATTGTATGTCGGACATCGATTATTTCTGTTTTTTTTTCATTTTTCTGGAAAGCATTATCCGCATTTTCAAAAGAATTATATCTATAACAGTTAAATCCTTTAATTGGTCCACACACATTAAGTGTTTTAATATTGGTATCTTCATAGCATAAATAAACTCTATTATACCAATCTTTTGATTTTTTCGCTTTAGTAGAAGCAAATGTCGCTTTAGTAGAAGTATTCATTATGTATATTTATTATTATGATCATTTAACTTTAAATATTTTCAATTTTATATTTTTACTACGTTATAAAAAGTATATATATATATATATAAAGTATATATTTGTTTTGCTATACTTTTTTAAAAGTATAATATATGAACAGAATTATAGTAGGAGAAGGATCATACGGGTGTGTACATAAACCTAGTATACATTGTACAACTCCTCCAAGACAAGGCTTTAATTATGACAAATATGTATCCAAAATTATGAAAACTAAAAATGCGGAAGCAGAATTATCAGAATTTGTTATTATGCAAAATATTGATCCAGCAGACGAATATCATTTAGGCGAACCTATTTTATGTAACCCTATGTTAGACGCTAGTGTAAAAGAGAATATTAGTAAATGTAAACACATTAAAATTTCCGACGTTGAAGCTGAACCCGATAAATATAGTTTGTTAATTTTAAAATTTGGTGGTCCTGATTTAAAAACACTAGGTAACGAATTGTTAAAAGAATATTTAAAAACTGATAAAAATGACAGAGTTGATACTTTTTGGTTAAGCGTACATAATTTAATAAAAGGCATCCAATTTTTTAAAGAGCACGGAATCGTACATAATGATATTAAACCACAAAATATACTTTTTAATTTAACAAATGGAAACCTTCGCTATATCGATTTTGGTCTTATGAGAACAAAAAAAGAAATTATCGACTCATCAAAAAAAAATAACAATTATTTAGGCATATATCATTGGTCTTACCCATTTGATTGTGGTCTTATGGATAAACAACAATATAATAATTATAATCATCGCAATTCGACAAGAAGAACCGTTTGGAAAAATCAATTAAGCAATTTAATTGTTAATGATTCAAATATTAACACACTTGGCTTACCCATTCATAATCCCGAATCAATTCATATTTTATTTACTTATTTAAGTCCGACTTATACTGTTCCTGATGCGGCAACACAATACGGATATATTAATTCCTTTTTTGATGGGTTTAATGATCTAATAAAAACGAATTCATATGCTAAAGTTTTAGATCATACTACAGATTCTATTGATGTGTTTGGACTCGGTTTTACCTTACAATATATGGCGAATTGTTTTAAACAGTTAAATGCTTTGTCATTAGAAGATTACACGCGTTTATCAACGTTTTTTCATAAGATGTATGACTTCAACCCGGTAACAAGAGTTATTGATATTGATTTATTATTGAATGAATACGAAAATTTATTGCTTGAACTCGGAATGTTAACTAGAACTGAGAAAAGTTTTGAAAATAATATATTAGTTAATAAAGCACCTGCGCCGCCATCCATAATGAAAAAAGCGAAAAGCGATGAGCGTTCAGCTCCAGTTCATTTGTCAGCTGCGTTACAAGCAATAGCAGATAAGGACGCTATTGATATTTCTTTAAGAAAAAAATTAAATAAAATTTTGGATAAAAATTTTGATAAACAATGTCCTAAAGAAAAGGATTTAAATCCTACTACTAGACGCTGTGTTAAAAAATGTAATCCGGGGTTTTCAAGAAATGATAAATTTAAATGCACAAAAAATACAAAAAGGGCAGTTTCAAGAAATAAACAATTAAAAAGAACGAGAACGCGAACGCGTTCCAAATATAGTTATTAAGAAGTGACTTATTTGACTGCCAAACATTTTTGTTTAACTTTATTTTTGGAAAAAATTGAAATCAATTAATACAATATAATTTTATTATATTATATGAATTTGCTAACAGAAATGCCAACCAATCCTACATTTATATTTATTGACGGAAGCTACTTTTGTTTCTATCGCTACCATTCTTTAATAACCTGGTGGAAAAATGCGTATCCCGAACAACCCGAAGTGCTTCTAGACCCGTATCAAAATGAAAAGTTTGTCGAGAAATTTAAAAAAACGTTTGTCGATAACGTTTTTAAGATACCCTTGAATTTGAATATAGATAAAAATGTAAATCCAATCATTATTGTCGGAAAGGACTGTAAAAGAGCAGATATTTGGCGTAATGAATTATTTCCGAATTATAAAGGGAATAGAGCTAATGGCTCTGAAGATGGCTTTATGGGTGGACCATTCTTTAAAATGGCATATGAAGAACAATTATTTATCCAAGGAGGTGCTAGATCTATTTTAAAACATCCTAAATTAGAAGCCGACGATTGTATTGCTATATCAGTTAAGTATTTATTAAGCACTTATCCTACGTGTAATATTTATATTATTACCTCTGATAAAGATTATTTACAATTAGCGGAAGAACGCGTTCATCTATATAATCTAGCTTTTAAAAAATTAACAGACCAAAAATCATGTACTGGTAATCCTAGTTGTGATTTATTCTGTAAAATTGTAACTGGAGACATTAGTGATAACATTCCGTCTGTGTTCCCAAAATGCGGACCTAAGACAGCATTAAAATATTTTGAAAATAGAGATTTATTTGAAAAGAAACTACAAGAATCCGAGGTATACCAAACAAAATATGAATTAAATAAAACGATTATCGATTTTAATTGTATACCGGAAGAATTAGTTAAAGAATTTATGGACAGTAAATTTCAGTATTGATGCCTTTTAAATGTTAATTCATTTTTAAACGGTTTTTACGAGTGGAATCATTATTATATTTTTTATTTTTATTTTTTTCAGTTACCGTCTTATTATTTTCATTTATTTTATTATTTTTATCATTTTTATCATTTTTATCATTTTTATCATTTTTATCATTTTTATCATTTTTATCATTTTTATCATTTTTATCATTATTTTCATAATAATCTACAGCAGACGGTCTATATTGGAATCCGCGAATTTCAGCATATGCTTCGCGTATTCTTTCAAATGTGCTTTGGCATTTTATAACTGATTTTTGAAACAAATTAGCACTTTTCCCTGGAAATAATTCCAATTCTATGGTTATATAAAAAGATAATTTGGATTTTGTATCCTTTGCTTTATTTTGAGATACATTATATGGAAGAGATCTTCTAGGTAAATACATTGTATTATTATACATATTTGGATTCATCTGATATGGATTTTGAGTTTGATATGGATTTTGAGTTTGATACGAATTCGCGTATTGATCGCTCGGGCCACCTCCTGTAGTTTGATCAGAAGAAACGGGAGAAACTGGATCCGACGGATTAACAGGAGCAACTGGTGCCGCTGGAACCAATGGAATTGATAGATCTGTATGAGCAACTTGAGCCGACGGATTAACAGGAGCAACTTGAGCCGACGGAGGAGCAACTTGAGCCAACGGATTAACAGGAGCAACTTGAGCAACTGGAGCAACTGGAGCAACTTGAGCCGACGGAGGAGCAACTTGAGCCGACGGATTAACAGGAGCAACTTGAGCCGACGGATTAACAGGAGCAACTTGAGCCGACGGATTAACAGGAGCAACTTGAGCAACTGGAGCAACTGGAGCAACTGGAGCAACTGGAGCAACTGGAGCAACTGGAGCAACTGGAGCAACTGGAGCAACTTGAGCAACTTGAACAACTGGAGCCGCAGAAGCAGCAGCAGTTCTAGTTTTATCCCGCAACATTGCTGCCTCCGCTGCTTTTTTTCTGCGGATAGCATCAACAGTTCTAGGTTTATCCCGCAACATTGCTGCAGCCGCTGCTTTTTTTCTGCGGGCAAGTTGCTCCGCGGGATTAGGAGGAATTGATTCCGTAGAAGAGGGGCTAGTAAAAGAAGCCAACAATTCTTGCAATTGAGCCGATCTATCGCTTAAATCATTTACCTCGTCTTTTAATAATAGTGCTTGGGTTTCTTCTGCTTGGGGTTTATCTTTAATGCCTTTTAACCTATTATATTCTTTTTGTGCAACTATTATTTTTTTTTGTATCTCCCCTATTTTTTTTTGTATCTCCTCTTTTTTTTTTTGTATCTCCTCTCCCCTTAATGGTCTTACTATTTGATCAAATTTGTCAAATTGATTATCAAAACTAGTAACTATGTCGTTAAGACTAAATCTGTCACAATTATTGTATATAAAATATGTTATATAAATAGGTATAGAAACGGTTTGAATAATAAAATTGTTATTAGATAAATTTTTAACAAGTCTGTATTTATCAAATTTATCGCCTTTTTGTTTAGATAAGACTAAATATATGTTATCATCATATGATTCATCTTCTATCGATTCATCTTCTATCGATTCATCTTCTACAAAATTACAATCTATACGAAAATGACTATTTAAATTTGATTTTGTTAGTTCAATTTCATTTCCAAGTATGTTTTCTTGTTCAATAATTCCATTATACAATGTATACTCTGGTTTGCTTTCGATTTTTGAAGAAGAGGACTTATTAATACGAACTACTCTTTGTTTGTTTTTTTTATATGTAACAATATCCCCTTCTTTAATTTCTTTATTTATGCGCGGAAACATTTCAAATACTATAAATTGTATTTTTAAAACTTTTTGTAACATATTAATTATTTTTTTTGGATCGGGTTCAGCGATAATTTGCTTTAAAGAGCTAATTGTAAATCGTTTTTTACCATCAATTAATTCTGTATATGGGTTGTTAGTTTCTTGTTCATCTAAATCTAGCTGACCATTTAACGCATCGCTTATAGCTGAGTAAATTGTGTCATTTGTATCGGTTCCTGAATTATTATATACCATCCAATCTAAATATTCTTCTGGTTCTATATGCTCTTTGGTTATAGAATCATATCGTGCGTCTTTTACAACATAATACATATTATATATAAAATCACTAGTTGCTTCATTGTTGTAATTTAGTATTGTTTTTTCTAACAAATAACTACTTCTAAATGAATGGTTGTTTATGTCTGTTAAATCGGACATCAATAACATTTTACATTTTTTAATAAACCCTTTTTCGCTTAAATTAGGAGTAATTATATCCGCAATCTGTTCACAACTGTCAATCATGGATTGTCTTGATTTATGTATAGACTTAAGCCGCCCTCTATATATAATTGAAGATTTATCATTTATTTTTTGTTTTTGTTGTATTAATTTGGGATTATTAAACCCGTTTGTATCCCATAACAATGAACTTGGAATACGAGCATCTCCTTTACTATTTTTACTACTATCTCCTATACTATTATCAATACTATCTTCAATAGAATCATAATATTCTGTTAACGTTAATGAAAATTCTAGGTTTAATTGATTCACATTTTCTTCCGCAACATATAATCTATTTTGTCTCAAACAAACCACTTCTAATAAATGTATATATAGCACCACAACATCATATGCTTGAACTTGTGATTTAATATAAGATATATATAGTTTTTCTTGCATTTTATCTTCCATTAAATTATATGGATTTATACATCTTTGCCCATCTTCTTTGACTAAAAACCAATCAAACTTATTATTATTAAAAGTAGCTTTTAGTCCATCAGCCTTAAATCTATCAATAAAGTCTTGTTGCTGTTGTCCTGGAAATACTTTGTTATATTTCGTTAGAGTTATTTCAGAATTTTGTAATATTTGTAATGCCTCTTTTCCAATAAAATTCGCAAAAATTTGTATAGACTTAAACAAAGAAACCCAAATACTAAATTGGTTATACGAATAAAATAAAAACATTTTAAAATTATATATTTCATATTGTTTTTGTTCAATAAGTAAAAAATCTTTATCAGTAAAATAATGTTCTTCCTCTCTATAATTTATTTTTGGTTCTAAAAGTTCTGGTTTATTAGCATAGAGAGTTTTATCATAAAATTTCTTAAAATCATTGTAATTTGAAAAATACGATACAGAATACGGATCATCTAGATCTATCTCTATTAATGAATTCATTACAGAAATATCATATTCTATACAATTTATAGCTAGTTCAGGTTTTTCATAATATTTTATTATATTTATATAATCTTTTTTTAAACCCTCCAAAAGTAATTTTGTACTAACAAAATAAACATGTTGTTTTTCATATATTGCCATAATAGCATCCGCAATTTTAAATACGATTTTCATATATCCCATTTTCAAAAGTGTTATTTGTTGAATAATTTCATTTTTTTTCTTTTTGTTTAAAGAAGGATTAGGATCTGCTCCAGTTGCTCCCGTGGCTCCTAATCCCGTGGGTCCCGTTAATCCTTGGGCTCCCGTTAATCCTTGGGCTCCCGTTGCTCCTAATCCGGTTGGTCCTGTTGCTCCTGTAGCTCCAAATCCTGTTGGTCCTGTTGGTCCTGTTGCTCCTAATCCTGTTGGTCCTGTTGGTCCTGTAGATCCAGTTTCTCCCGTAGCGCCTACAGGTTTTCCTGGGTCACCTTTTTGGCCAGTTGATTTGGATGTATTCTGGGGCGTATGGGGTGTCCCCATAATTTGTTCACTAATTTTTTTTATTTCCGAATCAAATTTGGTTTTATATATAGCCATTTCTGTACACGCATCTATATATGCTTTATCTACAGTTTGTAGATCTGTTTTTGCGGTAATATAGGATGAATATAATTCAACTATAGCAGTTTTTTTTTTTTCATTAATAAATTTAAGTAATTCTTCTGGATTAACTAATAATGACAGTGTTAATGGATCACGCGCTAAGTCTGGAGTATCCGAATAATTGATAGGTGTATTTTTTATCAAAAATTTACTAAATAATCGTTTTAAATCCGTTGAAACTCCTGGTAAGTTGTCTTGATGTACAAAAGAATCTGTTTCAAAAATAGAACTGTTTTTATCTTCTTTAGAATTAACTTTATCGATCGCGTTTTGTAATCCGGTGGCAACAGCTGTTCTAGTTTCCTCTTCGGTTAAATTTGACGATGATAAATTACCTTGCCTTAACGCTTCCGGTATATCATCTTCTTCCTGTTTTGCTTCTTCTTGAAGTTGTTTAACCGTCATATTCGAAAATTGATCTAATAATTTTTCCATAGGTTTTTTATCAATTTGCCAATCACTTTTTTTCCAATGAGACCCAACAATAGTATATGGTTTTTTGTTAATATAAAATAAACTATTAGTTTTGAATAAGTTTTCAAGTGTAATATTTATATTATTGTCGATAATATGTTGATCAACTGATTCTTGTAATTTTCTTGGTTTTTGCATATATCTAAAATCACTTAGAATTCTATTAATCATTGAATCAAATTCAGCAGCTTCAAAAAATTGTGTATATACTGCGTCTTTAGGAGCATTCGATGGCATATTTTTAATAGGTCCTTCATAATATTTTATAAGAGGATCAAAATAAACAGTATGACTTTTTGTTTTTGGTACAGTCATAAATGGATCATAAGTCATTTTATAATAGTTTGGTAGTCGTGTTTTTACATAAATAATTAAAGAATTTGGTATTTTTAAATCTTTTTTTAAATCTTTTATTAAATCTTTTATTATTCCATCTGTTTTAGTTTTGTCTTCAGACATACTTATACTTATAATAATTAAATATTTTTAAATTATTATAAGTTATTATAAGTTATTATTAGTAGTTTGATTTTATCAAATAAATTATCAATTAAAAATTATCAAATAAATTATCAATTAAAACTTTTATTGCTATCGGCAAGATAATTTCCAAATAAGGTAAATGTTTGTCGTTGAGTCAATTTTTGTTTATCGCTTTTAGCTTTTTCTAAAACAGCAATAGCATTTGTAATTTCTATTTCAGAAACATTATTATCACCATTAGTATCGATCAACGTAGTTAATATTCGATATTTATACGGAACACAGCAATATGGACTTTCTTCGTTAAAAAGATGATCTGAAAGAACAGTAAATACTGCTGTTAAAATTAATGCTGTATAAATATCACGAGTACCCATCCATGCCATAGAAAATACTAACAATTGTTTAGTAACATTCATTTTCAAATATTCCTCTGTTGATTTACTAAATTGAATAGTAATAAATTTAGATCCTATATTCAATAAAATCATAATAACACCAGCAAAAAATTTGCTATTATTTAGAAACATTATATGATTATGAACAAAATCAATTGGCATATAAAATATATTAGACATCGTTATATTAAATTAATATAAAAATTTATTTTCATTTTTTATAATTTGTTTAGTAAATATTCCATTTTCGCAGTTTATTCATTATTACATTTGGACCATAATTATTTACAAAGCTTTCAAATCCTCGATTCATTGTTCTAACATATGGGCGATATATTCCACGAATTCTAGGCGTAAATCCTTCTTTCCATTTATTTGTATTTTTGCTAGCAATTAGCATTTGAATAAAATAAATAATCCATAAAAAAACAACTATTCCTATTAGTATTTTTAAATATTTGTTAGTAGTATTTATTTTACGCATACCTATATATTATACTTATACTTTTCTTTACTACGTTATAAAAAGTATATTAAGAAACTGGTGCTGCCGAATAAAACCCTTTTGTTAGCGATGATGGTCTTAACATATTTGTTGTAAATGCTTCGACGGAATCATTAGTCGTCATGTTGGGATCTGTCGGAATAGTGCTAGAATCCTTTGCTTGTAGGGCTGCTTTAATATCTTCTTTGTCAACCCCATTAGTTGCCGCTTGTGCTTTTAAATCGCTTATCTTTTGTTTAGCAGAATTAACTGTTGGTCCTTGTGCCGCATTGGTTAACACAATTTGTTTTCCAGTTGAATCAACATTGTCTTCTCCTACAGTTGTAGCCTCAAACCCTTCTACAAAAGACCCTTCTACAAAAGACCCAAGCTGATTTAATCCCGATATTATTGTTAAAGCAACTAACAATCCTAAAGTTACATTTTTCATTGATAATAATATAACAATACTTATCAAAAATAGTCTTCCTAAAACCGAACTATAAAGTGTGTTTACCATTTTTGGATTTATTGCTAAAATAACTACTAATGCTATAAAAATAGCTACAATACTATGTGTTTTCATACTCATGCTATATAAATTACATAATATTTTTTAATATCTTATTTTCAGATTGTTTGTTAAATAATTATCTTATTTTTTATTAAGAGGATGTCTTATTTAGCAATGTCTGCCGCACCAATTGATAGTGATAATAACGAATCATCAAATTATGAAAGTCCCATTAATAAGAAGAGACAAAATCACAATAAAACTCAAAAATATCGTCAGCAATCGAGCGATTTTGATCCTCAGAAAGTTAATTCTGTTCTCCAATCTATACATAATTCGTTGCCAGATGATGATAATGAATTAGGCAATTATAATTCTAAAGGATCTTCTGTCAGTGCTAAACACTCAGACGATTTTAAACCATTAAATCCTTTTGAATTTCCGTCTAAACCTCTTTCTGTAGGAGGAGAACGTACTAAAGGTAAAGAAGGAATGTCTGTAATGGATGATGGTCTTGTTCCTAAACCTATGGATAATGATGATTTGAAACTTCAGGAACTTCAAAGTGCGTATATGAATGATGCGCAAGTGCGAGATTATTACAGGAAACTGGTGCCGAATTATAATGCTTCTAATAAAAATACAAATGTAGAACACAATAAACAATATAATTCTTCTGCTAATTCTTCTGCTAATTCTTCTACTAATGTAACTTCTGATTCGAATCAAGTTCTTATTGAAAAGCTTAACTATATGATCAATTTACTAGAAGAACAACAAGACCAAAAAACAGGGAGCGTTACAGAAGAAGTGGTTTTATATTCTTTTTTAGGAGTTTTCATCATTTTTGTTGTCGACAGTTTTGCAAGGGTAGGCAAATATGTTAGATAAAATTAAAAATAAAAATAAAAATAAAAATTAAAATTAAAATTAAAATAATATAATTTAGATATACTTATTATATTATGTATAGAGGTTATAGAAATATTCTATTTTACAAGAACTTAACTAACAAAAGTGTAACATCTTTAAATCATATAAGCAAGTGTAGTAAATGTTTAAAGTTGAATCCTATTTTACATTCGCCTGCGCTCAATAATATACAAACATGTATGTATTGTGGGAATCCGTTTTACATTATTAAACCGGAAAATAATATATATTAGAAAAGGACTTAAAGAGCTTTGTAAAAAGTCCTTTTCCTAATTTATTATTAAACACCTTTCGGACTTAAAGGGACTATACGCAAAATTATAGAAAAAATACGCCGACGGCGATACGACCAACGGATGAGTTTTTACGCATATATTATTTATTATACATGTATTATCGCTTATATCTTCTATTACCAAATATCCAAAATTTCGATGCTCTTTTATTATCGACCATAATGCCATTTTGAAGCCCTTTATAAATTTATCTCTTGACAAAGTTGGTCCATTGATTGACGCGATACATGATATTATCTCTTTATCCTTTTCTATAAAGGTACATGTCTTTCTAAAAATATATGCCGCTTCTATATTTCCATCTATAACTAACATCTTTACAAATAAGTTTTTCGTTGAGACCAACTCCATTAAATTACTTATCTCTGGGTAAATTGTTATGTCCCATTTATTATTCATTTCATTAATTAGCGTATATAAATAATATATATTCTGTTTGTCTCCACTCAATAAAGTTATTCTTGCGTCCAATTGTTCCGGTTGTCCCCAATTCGCCATATTAAAACAATACGTTTTATATACAGTTAATGGAATTATCCCTGTTAGTTCTTCTTCTCTCTTAAACAAACTAACACATATTTTTCTATTGTTATGTGATTGATTATATTCGTGTGTTTGAATCATTTGTGGAGCTATATTTTTTTTTCTCCAGCCCTTATTAACACATAAATAATCCACATAATACACATCAAATATAGCATCTTTTCTTTTATTGTTTATTTTTACGTGTAACGGTCTACTTGTTATTACGGCTACAATTAAAGTTTCCTCGATTGTCTTACCTGTTTTATTATCTATTAATAAATCTGGTTCCGTAAAATAAGACCAATATGTCTTCGCATTGTGTCCGACAAAATAAGGCACAATATTCTCTCTTTTTGGCGCATATTTGTTCTCGCCGTTTCTTAAATAATTCAATCTAATTAATAATACTAACTGTTTAAGCCGTCGTTCGTCTATGCCTTCAAATGTTTTTGTTGTTATTTTTTTTAAATTAACGTAGCGATTTTTTTCTGGTAATTCCTTTCTAATTATACCAACATTAATAACCCAATAATATAAGTCATAAAAATGGAACACTGGCTGTAATGCCCAGAATTTATATTTTAATCTTATATAAACAAAAAATAAAATAATACATAATATGATGAAGCCTAATATATATAAGATCATTATTTATAGCAATATTGCTATTAATAAAGATTAAAAAAATGTATTTATAACGAAGTATTCCACCTTTTAATTAGGTTTTACAAACACATATAAATATTGATATTCATATTGGCACTGTAATAAATCTATTTTTGATTCAATAGTGAATCCAGATGACTGTGCTTCGTCTGTTATTTCTTGAATATCCGGCATATACATTGTTAGTTCATTTTTGCGAACCTTACCATCCCCGTCATTCTTAATTTTTTCAACAAAGGTTGCTTTGTCATTGGATTCATCTAAATTAAAATCAGCACTATATGAAAAATCAGTAAATTTAACTTTGGTTGACGTGATGCGTTTCTTAGCATAACGTTGCGGAGATACATACATTAATGGGTTACCTGGGGGCAATATAGGATCAAAATGCGTTCTATCTACTAAATGAACTATCATATAACCACCAGGCATTAACCATTTAAAACAATTATCAAAGAATTCTTTCTTATCCTTGAAATAATAAATAGTAAAATACATACATAAAATATGTGTAAACGATTCTGGTTCAAATTCGTTTCCGTTTAAAGCATCAGCGACCTTAAAATTATAATCCGGATAAGCTTCCTTTGCTTTATTGATCATTGATGGAGAAATATCAATTCCCAAAACGTCTAATCCTTTAGCGCCTAATGAAGAAACGTGGTGCCCAGTGCCGCAACCAACATCTAATATTCTGCTGGTGCTTGACGGATTAGCTAAATTAATAATTTGGCCAACCTCATATTCATTCTTTAAGTTATTGAACACTAAATAATCATAAATATTTGCGTAGAAGTCGTCATAAATTTCAGGACCAGTTTTAACCAAGAATTGATCCTTTTGTTCAAATCCCTCTATAAATTTATTTGGTTTTATTCCCTTAAATACTAAAACAAGCAATAATAATAGAGTTACAAATATTAAAACTTTACACCATAAGGATGAATTATTGTAAGCTGATCCTAAAGATTTAATTGTTGTTTGTATTTTAAATGTCATCTTATATATTATCTAATTTTAAAAAAACGTATAAACATTTAATAAAATTATTTAGTCTTTTTACAAGTTATAATATATATCTATCACTTTTCAATAACTGTTTCTTTTGTAATATTCTTAATGATTTTATTATAGTTTTTGTTAGTTTCTTCTTCTGTTGAACCATTCATAGAATTACTAACAATCTTCAAGTATCTATCATTCTGTTTAGATGAGGAATCATTATATTCTGGATTAACCTTGGTCCATTCTCTAATCTGTCTCATATTTTTATGTGCTACATGCTTAATCGCATTTGTTAACAAACTTTTATTATCATCTTCTTTTGTCCATTGATTTTTATCCTTAATATAAACAATTTCTCTTTTAGAATCAGCACAGTGAATTGGTCTATCTGATATATTTATTTGTTTTAAACCATTAATGAATATTTTGGAAATACCTTCCGCGTATCCTAATCTCCCTGTTTCTTCCAAATCCTTAACGCTTACTTGCAACTGATCAACAAATTCCATAATATTCATTGCGTCTTTACATGTGTCATTTAAGAAAAACTGAAGATTGAAATTATTGTTGTTGTTGTTAGTTGTATTATGGCTATTATGGTTTCCGGAATTTTTAGCTAGTTCCAACAAATTTTTGTTTTGTTCCATCATATGTTTATTCTGGTCTATCATAAGTTGCTTAAACTCGGAATTCTCTTTCATTAAATATTGAATAAGTTCTTTAGCTTCGGTTTCTTTTTGATCAGAGATTTTATCAGAGTTATTATTGTTATTATTACATTTTTGTTTATGTTTCCATAACCCAGAACGATTTTTAAATTCCTTATAACAAAAACTACATGGATATATTAAAGAGCATATTTTTGGCATAATCTGGTTTCCTAGAATGCCGAAATCGTTTCCAGCAATGGTATTTTTATGTTTAGCAGAAGCAATATGATTCACAAAACTACTTTTTTTAGACGTTCTGTAGTCACAGGTTTCGCAATGAAATTTGAAAGCTGAAATTGGCATAACTTTTGGGTTTCCTAATGTTTCCATATATATATTAGAATTAGATATTTATTTAAATCTTTTTTATTAAAAGTATTTTTTATTAAAAGTTACAATCACAAATTAATTCGTGGTTTTACTCATTTTAGAGCATTATGGTCTAAATTGCTTTTTTTATAAAATGGATTTTCAAAACTCTTTCCAGGTTTCTCATTTTGGACATTTATAAATGTCCATTTTTCAAAACCTAAATTACTTTTGGGAAATTATTTAACAGATTATATATATTATTCTTAAGTCTACTTAAAGACTCTCTAAGTTACTTTCACTATATATATCTGAAATGAACTTAAAGAAAAAAGTTAGATAAGGTGTTTTACCAAAATTATTAGCTTTACCATTTCTAAAGCCATCTTACATTTTTTTAAAAAAAGGTATTAAATGAATTATTAAATGAATTATTAACCAATATAAAGTCCATATTTAACGACAAACTCTATCATATTTTCGGTTCCCATTGAATGATTGCAAGCAAAACAAATTGGTCTTAAATTATTGATTTCATGTGTCCCGCCATTTTTTTCACTAATAACATGACCTACATCAAAATTAGTATTACAAATGACCACTTTTTTACAACATAAACAACGATGTTTTATAATATCCTCACCAATATAGTGATTCCATATAATAATTCTTACATTTTTTGGAATAGATTGTTTCCTTTTTTTAATATCTTCTTTTTGTTTTTCTAATTCTTCTTTCATTTTTAATTCTTTTAATATCTTTTGTTTTTCTAATTCTTCTTCTTTCATTTTTAATTCTATTAATATCTTTTGTTTTTCTAATTCTTCTTTTATTTTTAATTCTATTTCTATTTTTTGTTTTTCTATTTTTTGTTTTTCTAATTCTATTAATATCTTTTGTTTTTCTAATTCTTCTTTCATTTTTAATTCTATTTCTATTTCTATTTCTATTTTTTGTTTTTCTAATTCTTTTTTTAAAGATATTTTTGGTTCATTCGTCGTTTGTTTACTGGCCTCAATGTCTTTAATTATTTCAGGTATAACCGTTTCGTTTATTTTAAAATTTAAATTAGAAGAACAGTATGTTAATATTAATAAAATTATGTCGTCCTTTTTTATACCCGTAAACCCTTTTACATTTATATTTTTACAAATAGTTTTAAGGTCAGCTGCTTTTTTATCCTTTATAAATGAGAATAATTTTATAAACTCGTCTAATAAAATTTTAACTAATTCGGGTTTTTTAAATTTTGAAACTCCTACTATTCCATTTTCTTTACATTTTTCTTTTAATCCGTCCATTGTTAGTTTATTTAATTCTAATTCGGTTTTTATATTCAATTCATCTTGTTTTTGAATAAGATCAGAAGATAAAATGGTATTATTTTCTGTAATATTTGAAACAATAGTTTGATTATCTAATTCGCAATTAGATGAATTATTTATTACATCGAGATTAATCGACGTATCTAGAGGTTTATCTAATAATTCATCTGGTGTTTCTTGTTTTGTAATATATTTTTTATGAATTAAACTTAATTCTTTACCGTTAATAAAGGCGGATGTAATTGGCATATTATATATAATTGATATATCTTTATATATATAAATTATATTTCAATTTTTTATCATAATCAGATTATGTATTTAAATATCATTTTTCGATAACTGTTTCCTTGGTTATATTCTTAATGATTTTATTATAGTTTTTGTTAGTTTCTTCTTCTGTTGAACCATTCATAGAATTACTAACAATCTTCAAGTATCTATCGTTCTGTTTAGATGAGGAATCATTATATTCTGGATTAACCTTGGTCCATTCCTTAATCTGTCTCATATTTTTATGAGCTACGTGTTTAATTGCGTTTGTTAATAAACGTTTATCACCATCTTCCTTGTTCCACTGATTCTTATCCTTAATATAAACAATTTCTCTTTTAGAATCAGCACAGTGAATTGGTCTATCAGATATATTTATTTGTTTTAAACCATTAATGAATATTTTGGAAATACCTTCCGCGTATCCTAATCTCCCTGTTTCTTCCAAATCCTTAACACTCACTTGCAACTGATCAACAAATTCCATAATATTCATTGCGTCTTTACATGTTTCGTTCAAAAAGACATTAAGATTGAAACTATTATTATTTGTTGTATTATGGCTATTATGGTTACCAGAATTCTTAGCTAATTCCAACATATTTTTGTTTTGTTCCATCATATGTTTATTTTGGTCTATCATAAGTTGTTTAAACTCAGAATTCTCTTTCATTAAATATTGAATAAGTTCTTTAGCTTCGGTTTCTTTTTGATCAGAGATATTATTGTTATTATTACATTTCTTTTTATGTTTCCATAAACCCTGTCTATGTTGATATTGTTTGCCACAAGAGCATACAAAGGTCTCAATTATATCGAGCATATTTTTGTCCTCTTTTTGTCCCATTTGTAATTCGTTTGTAATCCGTTTATGCTTAGCAGAAGCATTATGATTCACAAAACTACTTTTTTTAGACGTTCCGTAGTCACAGGTTTCGCAATAAAAACTGGAGCATAATTTTGAATTATTCTTGTCTCCTACACTTTCCATATATTAGAATTAGATATTTATTTAAGTCTTTTTTTATTAAAAGTTACAATCACAAATTTTCCTAACACTTTACTCATTTTAGAGCATTATGGTCTAAATCTGTTTTTAATAAAATGGATTTTCAAAACTCTTTCCAGGTTTCTCATTTTGGACATTTTGTAAACTTGTAAAAATGTCCATTTTTCAAAACCTAAAATACTTTTGGGAATTTATTTAACAGATTATATTATTCTTAAGCCTACTTAAAGAAAAAAGTTAGATAAGGTGTTTTACCAAAATTATTAGCTTTACCATTTCTAAAGGTATAATATGAATGAATTTGAAATAAACGACATACGTGAACAAAACGAATTTAAAGGAATTACATTTTCTGAATTTAAAAAAGTAGACGTAAAAAAGGAACTAATCAAAAATTTATACAATTCAAAAGTTGAACCCGCGTGTTATTGGAGCGCTGAAATGATATGCGCCGGACATTATCCTGACTTATGGGACACTATAATCGGGTTTTATACCAAACATATTCATATTGGGAATCATAAATTAATATCCTATTTAGAACTAAGAATTAATAATTTTAAAGAAATAGTTTCTAATGGTTATAGAGATCAAGAACTGAGATTAAGAAATAATGAGAAAATGAGGAAATTATTTTGTGAAGTAATGTGTGTGCTATGTGAAGCAAAAAAGAAACACTGCTATTCTGATGTTAAAGTTAAAAAAGAAGATTTTGATTTGACACAAATGACCGAGCGGTTTAAAGCCCCAACTGTTAAATACGCGGAAGATATCTTTTTAAAGGATGATCCGAAGGAATTATTCATTGCTGCAAACGAATTTGCTCATAATCTTACAGAAGAGGGAAAGAATAGTGTTAGCGCGTGTTATTGGATGGAATGGATAATGGAATTCGAAACTATTTGTAAACAGAAAAAGGAAAAATTCAAATGCGAACGCAGGGTATATGCGAATGTTGAGCCAAAATGCCAAATGGATATTATTTGGATCATATGGGATATATTTTTAGCCGAATCAAAAAAAAGAAGCACGCTTGTCCAGCGAATTGTTAATAGCGCGTTGAATATTTTTTGCTTAAGATATCGTTCTGGATGTCATAAAAAACGCCGATTATTAATGTATTTTGTTATCGAAGTATTCACCGAACCGTTTTCAATGGATGAAGAAATTGTTAAAGATAAAACTAAAATACTTCTTATTACTCAAAATATTAACAAAATTTATAAGCAAATTAAGAAAAACGAACATTCGCCTGGAACAGACTATTTATATCAAAATGTCAAATCATCTAACTTGGAGAAAACAATTGCGAAACTCGAGACAATGAATAATTTGGGGGCAGAGTATATCCCGCGTATAGATTAAAATATAACATTTTCAAATTAATAATATAAAAAATTATATTATTTATAAAATTTGAAAATGTTATATTTTTATATTGTATAATGAAAACTTTTAGTAATTCTAAAAATAGCAAGAAAAAGACTAGAAGAACGCATAGTTCATCCACTAACAAATACACCCAGCAACGTATCGTAACAATGTTTTTACAAATGTTAAATACCGTTAAGCTATATCATTGGAAAACATCCAGTTATGCTCAACACAAAGCAACAGATGAATTATATGGCAATTTAAATACAAACATAGATACCTTTGTTGAAGTAATGCTTGGAAAAACTGGAGGCAGAGTTAACTTAACATTTGTAAAAACATTACCTTTGTTAGATTACACAAATGTAGCAGATTTTAAAAGAGAAGTATCAAAATATAAACAATTTTTAATTGATATGAATAAAGATGATACACTAAATATAACTAACAATAGCGATTTACTAAATATTCGGGATGAAATTTTAGCTAACTTGAATCAATTCACCTACTTACTAACTTTTAAGTAATCAACAATCAATAATTTATAATCAATAAATTTAATATATGAAAAATTAATATGTATTTTTAATATAATGAGCACACAAGAATATATCAGATCTATCACAGAAATTTTACCAGACGATTTTCCCACATTAACACCTTTACCTGAAGGACCTGGTTCTTTTAGGGCTTCTCCTTCTTCTAATTCTTCAACAATCACTTCCTTTTTCTTAAATATTACATGGCAAACGTGGGTAATTATTGTTTTAGTTCTAGCATTAATCGGCATTAACGTTTTCGCATATCTAGCAAAAGGAACGCAAGAAACTGCTTCCTTATTTGGAAAAATTGTCGGTCCTATATTAAAAATATTTGGTTATGAAACATTAGAAACAACTAAACAAACAGTACAAACAAGCGCTACGGGAACTAAAGCTGGTGTAGATATAGTTGCGAATACCGGAATTGGAATAATTAATAACATTGAAGATTCTGGAATACCTACAGGAACAACTGGAACTGCGGTAGGTTTATCTTCTGACACAAATGCGAATACAAATATGAATACTAATACTAATACATATAACAAAAATACTAATACTAATACATATAACAAAAATACTAACAAAAATACTAATATTCAAGGTATTAACGCATCATCTTCTCTTCCAGTCCAAAATAGAATACAACAAACAGGCGGAAATATAGAACAATGGCAAGAAGGTTCATTAGAAAAAGCATTAGAAAATGCTAGCCAGTTAGAAAATCAAGTAGAACCAGACAATTCCAGAAGCTCTATACAAACAACAGGTAAAGCAGGCTGGTGTTTTATTGGTAAAGACCAAGGATTCAGAACATGTTCAGAAATAGGAGTAAATGATGGGTGTATGAGCGGAGATGTGTTTCCGAGCCAAGAAATTTGTATGAATCCTAGTTTAAGAGCTTAAATTATACCTTTTACGGAAAAGTAACTATATTTGATTTATTACTGACTATTTTAGCAGTAGTGTTTTCAGCAATTATATAATATTGATTAACATTGTTTGAAGAAACAATGATTTCACTTGAAAAAATAGTGCCAGGAACTGTTTGAATTAATATATTATTTTGATAAATATTGTAATTTGTAATAGGCAAACAAGTTTGGTCTTGGGTCCAAGTTAATGTAACAATATTTGAATAAGAAGTTATAGAAGTAATAACAGGCGGAATAATTTGAATCGCTCCAACCAATGTCGCGTTAACTGGCCACTTATTGGCGCTATTAGACATTGTTAATCTTTGTCTAGGATACCACGTTGGGGTCCCATCATTCCAACAAAGATCTTGAATTGTTCCAGGAACATCCGAATCAGTAGTTGGATTACACAATTGTTGAGAAATACTGCGGTAAGTTTCTCCGGTACATATATTTTCTCGGACAGAGCAAATAAGATTACCGCCATCTTGAATAACAATTGGATCAACAGGAGTTTCGGGTATAATTGCAGGAAATGTGTCGCTTCCCGGAGTTGGTTCTACGGGCGGAGGTATAATTGGCTCCTCTATAGATCCGCCTCCACCATTCGATGGCAACCCTTCATTTATAGGAACCACTGTTTTAGGACAAGTAGGGGGCGCAGTAGTAGGTCCGATAATAGCACCTGTAATGGGATCTATGGCAATATTTTCAACATTTCCACCACGTTTTAAACTGGTTGAATTTGGATTTGTGTAACCGCGCGTAGATTGAGTTGCCCAAGTAGTATTACGATTTATCCATTGCCCTTTTGCGATTTTAGAATACCTTTGTGCTTTAGTTAAATTGGAGCTTAACGCTTTATATTGCAAAACATTGCCCTTATTTAACATTGCTGTTTTTTCTCCTAAAAGAGTATTAAAAACTGTATTATTTGTGTCGGTTATAAGAGAGCAACTATTTTGAACTCTAGACCAAGCTCTTGGAGGCTGGGGTAAATAACAGTTGTTGAAACAAGACATCTTATATATATATATCCACTTTTAAGAAAATCCACTTTTCTAAAAAGTGGAGCAAAATAAAATAAAACAAAACATTAACTTTTTCTAAAAGTATGTATTTTGTTTTGCTATACTTTTTCTAAAAGTATATTCATTACATCTGATTTAACACAATCAATAACATCATCAATATTTTGTTCTATATGATAATTTGTCTGAACATAAAACGTTTGAAATTGTTCAGAACATAAATCAGAATTTTTATTTTCATTACATAAAATTTGTATGTCATGTAATACTTGTGTTTTAATTTGAGATTGTACTTTTACACAAGAAACAAATTCTTGTTTAATTGATGGATTTTCAAATAATTTGTCATTAAGATTACCCCAATTACTAGAAGACGGATATTTATTAAAATAAGTTGTAGAAATTGATTTATATTTATCCAATTTATTTATTAAATTATAATGATTGATTTGATAAGGATCTAAAAATCTATAGTAATACAATTTTAAGCCAAAATTTATTTGATTTATGTATGGTTTTAGGTCTAACATTAGTAATAATATTAATATAATTTTATCTTTAATATTATTTTATTAAACATTAACTTTTGATCCACTTTTCTAAAAAGTGGATCATTAACTTTTGCTCCACTTTTCTAAAAAGTGGAATTGAAAGAATCTCCGGCACCGGAGAAGAACCATCTCAAAGATAGATAGTTGTTATTTTTGAGGTTAAGGCCATTGTCTCCCTTCATAAAAGTATTAGGTCCGGTTTCAGCTATTTTCGCAATTTCAGTAACTCCCAAAGCATAATTGTAATACCATAAGTTGGAAATATTTCCCGAGAAACCTCCGTTAGCAGCAACATAAACATCACCGTAATTTTGTTTTGGAACACCGTGTAAATGATGGCTTTTAATAATGGAGCCATTAATATAAACATCTAAAGTGTTATTTTCGCATCTAATAATTACGTTAACCCATTTATTGAGCGGAATATCATTAACTGTAATTTCTTCATTAATAACATTAAACGTATTCATCATAATTACCAAGTCATTCGTATTTGGAGCAATGTAAAGCCCAGGAGAATTGTTAGGAAAATTTAATCCTTGGGTTTCAGAATCCGGGTTTTTAGCATAATCATTGCCTTTATAAAATACACATCGGTAACGTCCTGTGTTATATGTTAAATCGTCAATATATATCCAAACAGACCAAGTAAATTCTATGCCTTCAGTAGCATTAACAGACCTAGAAATAGTTACAGAACCTTCAGACGAAGGATCTTGAGGAATAACAATCAATTGTTTCGCATCAACCATTCCATCAATAAGTCTAGGGGTTCCGGTAGGAGCCATAAAATAACCTAAAACGGATATTCCTAAACGGAGCAAAATAATGAAAACAAAAAACACAAGTAATAAAAAGGCTACTTGGGCTACGATGCTATTTGAATTAAGGAAATCTTGGGTGGCATTAACATACGAAGTAGTTCCTGTAAATTGATTAAATGTATTAGAAGCCGAACCTGTATTATTAGTACCTGAATAATCCATATCTTATATATATTATATATTTTTAATTTGTATTTTATATTGAATAGTCATTTTTCAAAATTTATAAGATTAATTATCTTATTTTCATTTTTATAAGGTTGTCCGTGTTCTCGTACAGCCATGTTAATAACACTTATGGTTTTTTTATAAGGTTGTCCGTGTTCTCGTACAACCATAAAAGTAGCACTTATGGCATTTAAACTCTCAGATTTACTTAAAATATCATCTTCCAAACTTTCGTTTTTTATTTTTTCTAATTTATCTATTTTGAATATAGAATCATTATCTTGGTTTGCGCGTTCGTTTATTCGTTTTTTTAAATCATTAGCTAAACGATTAAGTTCAGTTAAATATGCCATATAAATATATGCTATATGTATTTAAATCAAAATCACATTTAGTTATTGTTATATGGCTGGCCGTGAAAAACAGAACACATAAGTGTTAAAGATGCCAATACATAACGAACCGCATATATTTGGCATTTATGTATTTTTTCTATTTCTCTTATTATGTCAAAATCGCTTTTAATATTTGTAAAATATGATTTACCATTTTCATAACGCTTACCATAAATATTTATAGATTGTGTTAAGGTCATTATAGTTAATAATATAAAATCTTTAAATACATTTATAAACAAAATTTAAAGATTTTATATCAAATAACACATGACCGATTTTAAGCTAGAAGATTTTAAGATAGAAAATATTAATAGAAACACAATTTTGGAAATGGTAAAAGAAGAACAAAAAGTAAGATATTCTAAGACTATCCAACAAGCATACACGGATCAATATTACGCACAAAAAAATAATCCAGAATATAAAGTTGTTAGAATTGAAATCGATATTCAAAAATTTATTTTAAGACAATTTGGATTTAAATATGATACTAATTCGCTAAATGAATATTGGAAGATTCCATCCATGTATTGGACCGATGAAGAAATTAAAAATAGTATTTTTTATATGAAGCTTAATATGTTTCAATATCCCAAAATATCTATCGACGATGATTTAATTGATACGCAATTAATTGGATATTCTTCTAATAATAAAATATCATTAAGCTCATTACAAAACCAAGATAGGCCTCTTATTATTTTAGCTGGAAGTATGACATGACCTCCGTTTAGACAGTCAATGAACGCATATCAAAAGTTTTATGACTGTTTTTCTTCTACTACGGATGTTTATATAGTTTATATTTTAGAAGCACATTTTGTTGAAAAAGATTCTAATGATAATTTTATCGGCGGATGGCCAATAGGTTATCAATACAATTATGAGCAAACAAAAACAATGGACGATAGAAAAAAAATGGTTGATTTGCTGATTGATGAATATCACCCGAGTATTCCAATTTTAATTGATAATATGGATAATACTTTTCAAAACGCATATAATCCTTGGCCTGATAGAGCATATGTGTTTTTAAATGGAAAAATTAAGTATATAGCTATGACTAATGATGATGGGGCAAGAAATACATTTTGGACAAATGAAATAGCAGACTTATTAAACAACATATAAATCATTATAAATATTTTCGAATGACGATGATAATAGTAATTATTTAATATCTGATAGAAAATGTTATTGTGTTTATATTTTTGGTTTTTCTTTGTTAAAAAGTATTTTAAATTGTCCAAACCGAGTCTTCGGTGTCTCCTTCCATCAAAGATACTTTAACTGTGTATTTTCCGAAAAGCCCTCCTAATAAACTGCCACCATATCCAGCTTTATATATATTCCAAGCTTGTTGAGGATCCGAAGAATCGGGCCAGTATTGGAATCTAGAGGTCCAACCGGAAAATCCGCCATTAGGAGTAACATATACAGGAGCATTAGCATCAATTTTTGCTACACCAGGTAAAACGCATGTTCTAACCAATTTACCATCCAAATATAAATCTAGCGTTCTTCCATAAACACTAACAAATAAATTACACCATCTTTGGATAGGAACATTCGCTACTGGACAATTATGAATAATAAAATTAGTCCCATCTTCAGGCTGTTCGTCGATACCAGGATAAACGGCTAAAGACACAACAATATTATTTTCAATAGGTCCTAAAACAACAGACGGACACGGTTCTTTTTTGCCTGAGTCACTTAACATTCTACCAAAAATAACCTTTGGTTCGCCATAACGATAGTTCCAGTCGTCAACATAAAACCAAATAGAATATGTAAAATTACTGGTATTTCCCGAATTAGAAGAAGATGCTAAATCGCTTGTTTGAATGGTTTGCATTGTTTGCGCAGATGTTAAGCCGGTTAATGTATTTACATCCTTCATTATATATCGAATAACAATTACTAAAAGAATAATTATAATTACAGATAGCAATATAGTTTTGACTTCCATTATATTATACAATTAGAAATTTTTCTTATGAATTTTGTAACTTTGGACTTTGTAACTTTGTAAGAAAAATTAATTAGTATTGATGCTATCTTATTATATTTGTAAAGGAATTAATTGTTCTTTATTATCTGGTATAGAAGGTGGATTTTTGTCTTTAAGAGAAGTATACAATGTATTTATTGTTAGAATATCTAATGGGTTCTTAAAATATATCAAATTAGCTACATTTCCACTAATGCCATTTTCTGTCCCAACGGTCAACATATCCATTTTCATATAAGGAACTACTTCAATTGCTGATTTAACTAATTTTCCGTTATAAAATACATCTAAAGTTCCGCCATTATAATTTAATACAATGTGATTCCATTTTTGTAATAAAACGTCAGGTTGTTTATAAATAATTCGATTACCTTCAGCATCAATATCGTTACCAAACGGTATTTCCTTTACTTTTTCAATTGCTTCGGTGATTTTTTCTTTCCATTTTTCAGATGTATCTGATTTTATTTCGGTTTCTTTTTTATGGACATAATCTATCACATTAGTTCCATCTGATTGCTGTTTAACTGTGATGTATAATGTATTGTTTGCAGAACTATATTTGATTGCAGGATTTTCTCCGAAAGACAATATAGGAACTACTTTTAAATACGAAGAATTAGTACTAGGCGAGAAGGAATCGATATAAAACCAAAACGATATAGCATATTGATAATTAAATGTTTCTGTTCCTGATAACGATTGGAATGACGCAATATTCGTTAAAACGTCAGTTTGTATTGGTTGATTAACTAACTGTTGACCGCCTTGTTTTAAATATTTAGTTCTTATAAATGGTTTACCTAAAAAGACCCAGGTAAAATAACCTAATAACAACACCAAACTTAAAACTAACATTTTATATTCAAATGGTTTCGGAGGAGTATGTATACTAGATATATTTGAACCATTAAATAGACTAATAACCGAATTTGAACCATTAAATAGACTAATAACCGAATTTAAAGCAATAATTAACAAACAAGGAATATATAATATAATATTTAAAAATAAACGATAATAAGGATTTTTATCTAAAAATCCACCAGCATACACCAATTTGTATATTATACCCAACATCGCGCAAAACAAAAGTAAATTTAATATAATGTGACCCAAAGATTCTGGATTAGATGCGTCTTGATCAAATACACCCATCATTTTTAACGCCGCATAAATTAGGCCTCCTGATATTGCTAATGCCCCTAATATATATAATCCCTTTATAACATATGACGCAAATACTGACTCATTTTTTAAAAAATTCACTTTTGAGGGATTTGCCAAGTAATATTGATATACAGTTATAAGGATTAGAAAAATTATTCCAATAAATAACGAAAAGAATAAAACAGGGCCACCATAATTAGTCATTATTCCGTAAGGATTAACGAAATATAATACTATTATTCCCAATACAAATAAAAAAAACATAAGTGTATATTTTGTTCTTAATGCGAATACATCTTGAAGTGTTTGGGGGAAAGCCTCTAAAATAACATCATCCTTTTTTTTACTTGTGTTATACATCATTACTACTGTAATTAAAAATGCTGTTATTAAAACAAAATTAAGAATCATTGATGTATTATTTTCAGGTGGTTTATCAGAAAAGATGCCTCCTATTGCTAGCATTGAAAAAAAACCGGCTAATCCAATTAAAACTAACACAAAAATTATTGCTGGTAAAAACCACGATTCGTTAGATTGTGAAAAATTAGAAAAAATAGAATTACTAGGATTGTTTTTTAAAATAAACACTTCTTTTATTAAAAATGCTAATAATAATAATAATGGTGCTGTTAAAAACATTTCATATCCAAAAGTTGCGTTAAATCCTTTTGGATTAAAAATATGTAATATGATTGCTACTACTAAAAAAGTAAAAATGGCAAAAATTAAAAATTTATATGATAATAGGTCTTTGGCTAAAGTTAATGATGTTGGATCTATATTTATAGTAGTTGGAGAGTTACTCATATTTATATTTATATTAATATTATATAATATTAAATTTACATATTTTCCATTGCCGTTTTTTCTCCGTGACATTCTCTACAAAGGGCAACTAAATTTGTAACATCATTACCACCACCGTGTTCCAGTCTAATTTTATGATCTATTTCAAATGTATGAGATAATTTTTTGTTACATTGTCCACATTTCCAATCTTGTATTGAGGCAACATATTTCTTTTTTGTTTCGCTTACTGAGCGTTTAACTGCTTTTCCGCCTGATAATAAATTTCTCTGTTGTTGTGCTATAATTGTAGGATTATAATTATAACCCGGATTCAACTCTGTATTAAACCCTTCCATAAATCCTCCACTTTTTGTTGAAAGATCAAATATTGGCGAAATCATATCCATGGAAGATTTATCGATTGGCATATATTTAATCATATTGTTAGTGTATAGCAGCATATTTTTTGTTTGGGAAGGATTGCGTTTAACCATTATGTAAAAACAAAGCGCTAAAAATCCTATAAATGCCATTTTATAATATTTTTTATATGCTAGTAATATTTTTGTATATTTTCCGTCATTATAAGCATTGTATAATAAAAAAGATGTAATTCCAAATACGAATATCTCTATTCTCATATATTATAATCTAATATAATCTTCTTTTTCTTGTAAATTTATTTGACAATTCCTTCATAATTTAAATTATTATGTGGATTAAAAAGAACATATTCTTTTATATTTTTTATTTTATTGAATATTATGTTTGGATACCAAAAACTTTTTGTATTTGCTTGAAATACACCAGATATTTCATAATGTTTAGGACTTATTTTACATAAATTAGCCATGGCATTTTTATCAACAATATAAAAACTTAAACGGTGATGTTTATTCTTACTAGACAATTTATTAAATGTATTATAATAATATATTTTAAGTGTTAATTTATTTATAATACTTGTACCATCTCTTCTTTTTATGTTAATAAATTTATGTTTTATTAAAAATTTCATAAATTTCATAAATTCATATTGATATTCAAGTGAAATATAACCATAAGCAAACATAAACTCATATAATGCTTTTTCAATTTGTGATAAATAAATATAATTATATTTAATATCATTTTTTTCTGCGAGATGTTTAATTTTATTAATATCTTGTGAATTTATATTTATAGAGGTTTCTAAATTATTTGAATTATAGTTCCTAAAAAGGGTTTCAATAAAATGTTGATTTTGTTCATTCATTTTTAATAATTTTGTGTTTTTTATTATTTTCCATTTATTAATATTTGTTTCTTTGGTAACATACCCTTTTGCTATTTCATAATCACTAAACCAACTCATATTGCCAAATAAACATGAATCTTTATATTTTGCTTCTTGTTCTTTTGTATATTTTAATATTTCATCGCCATTAAATTTTTTGGACGCATAAATAAAATAACCTTTATGTAGAATTTTAAATAAAGGGTTAAATGATTGTGTAAATGTTTTGCGTTTTATTGTTTTATTGTTTATGTTTTTTTTAATTTGTATTTTTTTTGATTTCATTAATATATTATACTTATTTTTTTTCTTGCTCATAATTTTTTAGTTCCTAATTTTCTTGTTCTTGGTCCTAACTTTTTTGATCCTAACTTTCTTGATCCTAACTTTCTTGATCCTAACTTTCTTGATCCTAACTTTTTTCTTGTTTTATTAATAGTCTTTCCACCACTTTCAACTTCGTTTTTAAAACTATTAAAATACTCTATTTTCTTGGATGGTTTATCTATACCAAAGTTTTCAATAAGGGAATTTAATTTTGTTAGTTCATTTGCTAAAGAAGACACATTTATTTCTTCAATTGGTGATTCATACAAATAATGTATTATTATGTATTTGATTTTATCAATGAATTGCATTTGATATTCATTTAATGTTTCGAATGAATTGTATAAATATTCATAAAGAGATATATAAATCATAACAAATCCCCAAATATCAATATTTTTAAGAAATATGGTATTAAAATATGTCACCATATCGAATTTCCCATTTTGAGTATATTTTTTCAAAATTTGTGATAAATATTCAATGATATAATAATAGGTAAAATCATATTCAACTAAATGGGCTTTAATTTTGTTATGTTTAACAGCCACCAAATCTTTTATTGTTAGTTTTTTAACAATATCGTTTATAGCAGATAAATGTCCTGCGCCTCTTATTTCATTCCAAACAAATATATAGTTTACTACAAATTCTCTTATTTGAAAATAATCAGGATCCACATTTATTTTTAAAAAATCATAGTAAATCCTTAAAAATTCTTTATTGAAAAGCACAGATGAAAATGGAACATTGTATTGAAAAGGTCGTCTGTATAATTTTCTTGGAATTCCTTCGTTTAAATTATGTATTAAAGACAACCCCCAATCAATTAACCGCGTAGTCAATTTTGTGTCGGTTGGCTTAACTAACACATTGGCATCTTTAATATCACAATGAAATACGTTTAATTTATTCATTGGAAGAATACCATTAATAAGCAAATCAATTAACGAATTGTTTAGTTTTATAATATTAGTATTAGTATTAGAATTAAGATTAGAATCAAGAACAAAATAATTCTTAACAAAATCTTCGATATCTATTCCGCCATATGGCATATTTAACGCCAGAATTTTGTCTAATGATTGATTGATATTTTTTTTAGTTATGTCCTTTTTCTTAAGAGCTTTACATTTTTTAGTATAATTACTTAGATCTTCGGTTGTTAGTTGTTCTGGTTTACATAATGTAAAATCATCTACTAAAAAATAGTGTTCATAATTAGGTATTCTATTTAAAACACTATTAAATTTCTGAATTTGTTTATATTCGTCATTTGCGTGTTTTGCGGTCATTAATTTACTTATTTTGTTAGTTTCTCTTAAATCAGAGTCTTCGCATTTTAGAGCTGGTTTAAAAATACATCCAAAACCGCCTGAAGCTATTATTTTGCCACCTTTTAGTTTATCGCCTTTTAGTTTATCGCCCTTTAGTTTATCGCCCTGTAGTTTTTTAGTCATAATGTCTTATATTATTAAGATATTATAACTTCTATTACACCGACCGAAAATAAAAATGAGACAAAACATATTAAAAAAATAAATCTAAACTTATCATAATTACAACTCGTGTCTTAATCACTTTCAACGGACTATTTGACTTTTTCCGTTTTTCATTTATACAATTACTAAATATAATTTTTTTAAGTAATTATACGCAACTATTCGTTTTCCTAAATTATTTACTTTTTATAATAAAATTGAAACAAAATAATTGAAATTATATAAACAAAGACAATATACAAGAATAATGAGCACAAATAGCATTCCTATAACTATAAATGGAATTCGTTTTAGAAGTTTAATTGAAGCGAGATGGGCAGAAATGTTTTCAAGATTGGGTTGGGAGTGGGAATATGAACCGATTGAGTTAAATGGGTATATTCCGGATTTTATTATAAAATTTCCATATAAACATTTATTAGTTGAGGTAAAAGGCGAAACAAATATGGAGAACATAGAACAATATGCAGAAAAAATAATAAACTCTGGATGGGATGGCGAGTTTTTATTAGTTTGCTCTACATTAGGATATGCAGATGGAATATACATTGGATTATTGGGTAGCACTAAATTCTCGTATTCGTGGAAAGGGTGGCCATGTGATAATGATATGCCTATAAAACCAAAAATTAAAAATGCTGATTTTGCACATTTATCTACTTGTAATGGATGTAAAACATATACAATATATTCCGATGTTAATGGTTGGTTTTGCAGAAATTGTGGTGATGGTTGTAGCAATAAAGTTTTACCAAAAAACAGAATAAAAAAGGATGAAGAAGAACGTATTTTAGAAAAAAAGTGCGACAACTGCGAACAATTTCAACTATGGTGGAGCGAATATAAAGAAAAAAATGCGCGGAGGTGTCCGTGTGGTAAAATTATTTATATGTGTAAGTCTTGCAATTTATGCCCTTACATTGGCGGGGTGACAAACTGCAGTTGTATTTATAAAACTATTTATAAAGTTAGATATAATCAGATTTATACATTTTGGAATGAAGCGAAAAATAGTTCGCAATGGAAACCAAAATAAATCACGTAATATCTATTTGGTCTTTAATATTCTCTTTCTTTTTCAAATAATAATTGCGTCTATATTCCTTTAACTTCTCTGGGTTCTCTTCCTTAAGTTTCTTCAGATAATTAGTTCCTTGTTCTTTTATTTTATCTTTATTTTTTTCATAATATCGCTTGTGATTATCTCCATTTGTATATTTTTTTAATCGTTCTTCCAATTCCATATTTTTTGCCTTTAAATCTGCAATTTGTTTTTGGAGTTCGTCCATTTTACTATTATTATAAATAATTATATTTTTAACTATTTATAAGCATATTTATTATGAAACAACATACGGAAGATTATAAATTAAGTGCAGTCCAATATTATTTGAAACATAATAACGATATGTGTGATACATGTAAGATATTTGATTGTAAATATCAGTCATTAGCATTAATCCATTAATCAATAATTTATAAATTATTTTTTATTGCTTTTAGTTGATTTTTGTTTCTTGTTTTGTCTTCTCTTTGTAAATTTTCTGCGTTTATATTTACCTCCTCCAAGCATTAATACAGTAGCTGCAGCCATTGACCCCAATATAGCACCGGCTTCTGCTCCCAATAATTTTGTCATAAAATTACCAGAACTAGCATCAGAACCAGATGCTTCTTTAATAACCGTTTCTGGATTAATTTTTTTATCATCGGGAATATTTAAATCTGTTTGAACCGTATTCAATAATTTTGAAACATTGGATTCAAGCGCATTTAATGTTTCAATATTAGAATCTAACGCATCCTGTTTTGTTTCATCCTTTTCACTATCCTTTAATTTTGCTAAAACACTCTTATATGCGGCAATATTAACTAACAAATTAGTATTTAAATTTTGACATAATGATACTAAAGTAGATTTACCAATTTTTAACGTAATTTCTTCACCTATATCTGGTACAGCTCCTGTAGCAACTTGTTCGCCTGTAGCAACTTGATCGCCTGTAGCAACTTGTTCGCCTGTAGCAACTTGTTCGCCTGTAGCAACTTGTTCGCCTGTAGCAACTTGTTCGCCTGTAGCAACTTGTTCGCCTGTAGCAACTTGATCAGCTCCTTGTTCGCCTGTAGAAACTTGATCAGCGCCTGTAGAAACTTGGTCGATTGTAGCAACTTGATCAGCTCCTTGTGCATCGCCTTGATCTCCTTGTTCGCCTGTATCAACTTGATCAGCTCCTGTAGCAACTTGATCGCCTGTATAAACTTGGTCGCCTGTAGCAACTTGTTCGCCTGTAGCAACTTGATCGCCTGTATAAACTTGATCAGCTCCTGTAGCAACTCGTGATGTATATTCTTGTAATTGTGTATTTATTGGAGCATCTAAATAATTAGATTCATAATCGTTATTTTGTTCAATGTCCATATATTATAACTTAATATTATTTATGGTATAAATAAACAATTAATCCAGTAGCGCCCATAACAACTAAAGTATAAATAATTTTCTCTCTCCATCGATAATAATCCTTCATTTTAATATCTTTGGGTTTATATTCTTCATAATACCTAAAATAAAATTCGTTAAGTGTGATTTTCGGTTTTTCAAGTTTTTCGTTTATTTTATTATGAATGAAGTGTAACCACTTTACCAAAGACTCTCTTGAGTCCAAATAAGCAGTAACTGGATATTCATCTAACAATTTTTCAAAACTACAACCAATTGTTTCAACTGGTATGAACAATGGTAAATTTTGAATCAATTCATAATATTTTTTTTTTGTAACAGCATTAGGATGTCGAGGATACGATAAAGCCAATGTATGTAAAAAGAACCAGTAATGTGGTCCCCAAACAGTAGGGTCCAGTCTTGTAGCCTTATGAAGTTGATTATTATCTAAAGTAGGCATTTAAATTAAAACAACATAAAAACAACCTTCTTTAAACATATAGATATACCAAAATGAATAAAAATAATGTATGTAATAATTGTGGTAAACAAGGACACCAATTTCATCAATGTAAACTTCCAATAACGAGTTATGGTGTTATTTTATTTAGATCATCTGTAAAGGGCATTCAATATCTAATGATTAGGCGAAAAGATAGTTTCGGTTATATTGATTTTTTAAGAGGGAAATATGTTCAAAATAATTTAGAACATCTACAAAGTATTTTTAACGAAATGTCAGTATTTGAAAGGGAAAAAATAAGAAACAAGGATTTTGAAACTTTATGGAAAAATATGTGGGGAATTCAAGAAACGCATATAGGAAGTCAATATAAAGGAGAAGAGATGTCTTCTCAGAAGAAATTTGACGCTCTAAAATTAGGCATCCAAATAGGTCCAAACAACGAAACAATATATTTAAACACATTGATAAATAATTGTACTACAACATGGGAAGAAACCGAATGGGAATTTCCCAAAGGTAGACGTAATTATCAAGAAAAAGATTTAGACTGTGCCCTAAGGGAATTTGAAGAAGAAACTGGGTTATCAAAAACGGAAATAAAGGTAATTGGAAATATAATACCATTTGAAGAGATATTTTTAGGATCAAATCATAAATCTTACAAACATAAATATTTTTTAGCTTATACTGAAAAAACAACAGACGATTTAACTAATTACCAACAAACAGAAGTGTCAAAATTAGATTGGAAGACGCTGGATGAATGTTTGGAGTCTATTAGGCCATACAATTTAGAAAAAAAACAACTGATAATAAATATTAATAAGATTTTACAAGAATATAGATTATATTAGTATATATTAATATATAACTACAATGAGTATTGACATTAAACTTAAGACTAAAAAACCGAAAATCTCTGAAGATACGGAAGCTAGTGAAGTTTGTGATGCTGACGAAATAAATAAACTTTATAGTAAAAAATGTGGCAATAATAAAGAACAATTAAAAGCAGAAGAAGAAAATAGAAAATATTTTGAATTAAACTCAACTCAGGACGAATATTTATATCCTGTTTTAGATGATCCTAATTTTAATATTAAGATTGCTCAAAAAAAAGAATTTGGTGATACAAAATATGATGGATCTATTTATGATGTAGAAAAGTATTCCAATATTTTAAAAACCGCAGAATATGAATTATTACCACAACAAGCATTTGTTAGAAATTTTATGTCGTTTCAGACACCATATAACAGTTTATTATTATTTCACGGGCTAGGTTCAGGGAAAACGTGTTCGGCAATCGGAGTATGTGAAGAGATGAGGGATTATTTAAAACAAATGGGTATAACTAAACGAATAATTATTGTAGCAAGTCCAAACGTCCAAGATAATTTTAAACTACAATTATTCGATGAACGTAAATTAAAAGAAGTAGATGGTATTTGGACGATGAAAGGATGTTTAGGAAACAAATTATTAAAAGAAATTAATCCGACAGGAATGAAAGGATTGAAACGAGAAAAGGTAATATACCAAGTTAAGACAGTAATAAACACATCATATTCATTTCAAGGATATCTTCAGTTTTCAAATGAAATTGTGAGAAAGTCTGGAAAAACAGGGGATAGTACAGAAACAAAAATAAAAAATTTACAAAACGAATACTCAGACAGATTAATAGTAATTGATGAAGTTCATAATATAAGAATATCAGAGGATAATGAAAATAAAAATGTTGCAAAAAATTTAATGTATTTAGTAAGCGTGGTTTCAAATCTTCGTTTATTATTGCTATCCGCTACTCCTATGTTTAATAGTTATAAAGAAATTGTTTGGATTTTAAATTTAATGAATATGAATGATCGTAGAGGCATTATTTCTGTTTCTGATATTTTTGATAATAATGGCGACTGGCAAAAAGATAAAGATGGAAAACAAATCGGCAAAGAATTATTAATGCGAAAAGCGACTGGTTATGTTTCTTATATTAGAGGCGAAAATCCTTATACATTTCCTTTTAGAGTTTATCCTGACAGATTCGCACCATCAAATACGTTTAAGACCATTGAAGAATATCCAAAGTATCAGCTTAATGGAAGACGTATTCCCGATGATAGAAAAATTGAAAAACTTAGTATTTATTTGAATAATATTGGAGATTATCAACAAATGGGGTATATGTATATTATTGATAGATTAAGAAGCAGAGGAGAAGGATCAAAAATGACAAAAAGAGGTACTCAAAGGAAGATGCCTGCATTTATGTCATTAAAATCATTTGGCTATACTGATTTACAATTACCTATAGAAGCATTAAATATTGTGTATCCTTATCCTGGACTTGAAGAATTAGCAAAAGGAATACCCGAGATGGAATATATTGAAGACGAGGAGCAAAACATAATTGATATATCCCCAACTTTTGAAAAATCAGAAAAAGGAATAATCGAAGAAATTGATGATGTTATTAGCAATGGTCCTCAGAGTGTAACGTCAGTTATTATACCAAAAAATTCAGAGTTAGAATCAGAACCGGTTACAACTGAAGGGGTTGAAGCAGACCAAGCAATGTTTGGTAAAGAGCTTGAATTAGATACTAGAGACATAAAACAAATAAAAAGTTCAGAAATAAAATCAAAAAAAAATGAAAAGTCAAAAAGTGTAAAATCAAAAATAGAATTTGAACTTCTGGATCAAGATACAGAAGTTATATCAGCTATTACCCAAAAAGAAAAAGGAGATACGTGTATTGAAAAATGTATTGAGAGTTGTAATATTAATTCTATACCGGATAACTCTTCTGTTCCTAAATCCGCTTCTTCTGTATCAAAACAATCTAATATGTCTTTTAAAGGAACACTAGTTCCTAAAAAGAAAACAAATCCGATTCCAGAAGTCAGTTCTGATTCCAGTTCTGTTAGCGAAGGATTACATATTATTGAAGGGGAAACTATATCTCAAAATCCTTCTGTAAAAAATAATATAGCTGACTCTAAAAGCAGTAATTCTTCATCATCTACGGGTTCTTCTTCAGCTACGGGTTCATCATCTACGGGTTCTTCTTCAGCTACGGGTTCATCATCTACAGGTTCTTCATCTTCTACGGGGAAACCCCGTACGCCCCCTTCTACAGGTTCTTCATCTTCTACGGGTTCTTCATCTTCAGATTCTTCATCTTCTAGCAAAGGCGGAGACCCTACAGGGACGCCTTCTTCTTCTTCTTCTAGTACAGGGTCTTCTAAAAGTTCAGAACGATTACACATTGACCCAAAGGATTTGACTGGCGGTCAAGGGTTGAAACGTGTTATGGATTATATTGATACAAAAACACCAGCAGTTAAGGGTCGTTTTGAATACAAAAGAGGTATTCCGCATATTTTTAATAATGATGAAATTGGAAAATATAGTTCTAAAATAAAAAATATTTGTGATTCTATTTATAATAAAAAAACAGGCAAAGTGTCTGATGGTATAATATTAATTTATTCATCTTATATTGACGCGGGAGTAATTCCAATGGCTTTAGCACTTGAAGAAATGGGATTTACTCGTTATGGAGAAAAAGCAAACCCATTGTTTAAAACACCGCCAACTCCTTTAGTAGATGTAAGAACAATGAAACCGCCAACTTCAAAAAACGATTTCCGTGTAGCAAGATATATAATGATTACTGGAGATCCTCGTATTTCTCCATCTAATGATATAGACGTTAAAGCTTTAACAAACAATGATAATATATTTAAAGAAGACAAAGACGGAACTATAACCGATATATCCGGACAAAATATAAAAGTGGTTTTGATTTCTCAAGCAGGTTCAGAAGGGTTAGATTTCAAGGTAATTCGACAAATACATATAATGGACCCTTGGTATAATGTAAATAGATTTGAACAAATTATAGGCAGAGGTGTTCGTAATTTTTCTCACAAAGATTTGCCGTTTATTAATAGAAATGTCCAAATATTTATGTACGGAACAATATTAAAAAATGTCGAAGAAGAAGCCGCGGATTTATATGTATATCGTATTTCTGAATTAAAAGCTGTAAAAATAGGACAGGTAACCAGATTGTTAAAACAAACGTCAGTAGATTGTATAATAAATCACGACCAAACAGAATTAATATCGGTAAATTTCGATGAAATAGAAGAAAATAGAAATATTAAACAAATATTATCAGATCATCAAGAGTTGGACCATTTTCAAATAGGAGATACGGACAATTCATCAACGTGTGATTTTATGAAATGCGAATTTGATTGTTTGCCAAATATTGAGGTTCCTAATTTTAAGGAAAACACAGATACATATAACGAAACGTTTATGCTTATAAATTCAGATAAGATAATTCAAAAAATAAAAACATTAATGAAGATGCGTTATTTTTATAAAAAAAAGGATTTAGTTAGTTTAATTAACATCCCTAAGAGTTATCCAATAAGTCAAATTTATGCAGCATTGACCCAAATCATAACAGATAATACAGAATATGTATTAGATAAATACGGTAGAACAGGATATTTAATAAATATAGGTGATTACTATTTATTTCAACCAAGTGAACTAAACTACAAAAATATTTCTATTTATGAGCGTTCAGTTCCGATCGATTATAAGCATGATGTGGTCAAATTTGAGATAAAATCAAATGTAGCAAAACCCATAATCGATAAAAGACATCAGGAAGAAAAGAAAAAAGAAAAAGAAGAGGAAAAAGAAGAAGAAAAAGAAAAAGAACAAATGGATTATGAAGGAGCAAAAGTGTTAGACGTAATGTTCGCAAATTATACTTTAACTTTAGAACCCACCAAGGTACAAAGAGGAAATGATAATTGGTATCAACATTGTGGAATTGTATTTAGAAAATTGGTAACAGAAAATGATATAATACCAGCGAAAAATGAAAATGATCGTTTGTCAATTTTAGAACAATTTTTGATAGAACATATAGTAGATAATTTGATGCTTAACGAGAAATTGGATTTATTAAATTATATTTATTCCGATGAACATTTAGAAACTAAACTAACAAATGAAAGATTAAAACGTTTCTTTGGAAAAATGAAAAAATATTTATTATCAAAATTAATAGTTTCAAATGGATTAACTGGTATAGTAATATTTAATGGTCCGTCAAGAATAGAAAATGTAAATATCTATATTTTAGAGGATAATGTTTGGATAGTTGCTAGCCCAGAAGATAAAAGAGATTTACAAGATGCTATATTAAAAAAATATCATTTGAAATCAATTTTAAGCCATTATGTTGGATTTATAGGGTTTGAAACTAACAAAAAATATATGGTTTATAAAATAAAAGATACTACAAATGTGCGTAGTACTGGATTCAGATGCGATCAATCCGGTAAAGAAAAAATTATAAAATTATTAAATGACATTGAAACAAACATTGAAACAGACAATAGATATGCTTCTAAAGTTACTAAAGATCTCGCGGTTGAACTCTGTGTAAGACAAGAATTAACATTGAGAAGTTTTGAGAACCAAAAGCTAAAAAACAAAACATGGTTTTTAGACACAGAAACCGCAATTATTAATGAATTTGAAAAGAAAGAAAAGGGTAAAAAATAGTAAAATAGTAAAAATATTCAAAGAAAATTACTTTTACAAATAAAATAAAATTGAAACTTATTTAAAAGAATAAATATACAATAATTATACAATGGAAACTTTTGTTAAAACTTCTAAACCCAAGTATAGACAAAAGGAAACGACCAGTTCGGTTTATAGCCCTTGTCAAATTACAAAAACTATTATATTACCTATGGTTTCTATTGGTAAGAATTTAAAACAAACATTAGAAAATACAATTGCGAAAATGGTTGGTGGAAAATGTATTGTTCAGGGCTATGTTAAACCAGAATCTATTAGAGTTATTACATTTTCAAGCGGAATTGTAAAAGGAGAAAAAATAACATTTGATGTTGTCTTTAATTGCGAAGTTTGTTACCCTGTTTCGGGTATGAAATTAAGTTGTATTGCTAAAAATATTACAAAGGCAGGTATTAGAGCGGAAAGTATAGACGAACAGCCAAGTCCATTTGTGCTTTTTATTGCTAGAGATCACTATTTTGCAAGCGATTATTTTAATTCAATTGAAGAAGATAACAAGTTTGTTGCCCGTGTTATTGCGCAAAGATTTGAATTAAATGACAAATATATTTCTGTTATTGCTGAATTGGTTCCTCCGGCAAAAGAATTTACTACAAAGGAATTTGCTAAAAAGGATTTTAAACCTAGATTAGTGCTTGATGATTGAAATAGAATAGTATAATATTTAAGAATCGTAATATTGTAATTGTGAAATAATAACATTTATTTTTATTTTTATTTAAAGCAAAAATACTATTAATTAATAATGAGCGAAGAATATGATTTTAACAAACTTAATTACATACGGGAACAAATAGAGAATATGTCAAAATTCAATCAAATCGAGGTATTGCGAGTTTTAACAAAGAACAAAGAGGTGATTATCAATGAAAATAAATACGGAATTCATATTAATTTGACTGATGTTGATAATTCCGTACTAACAGAATTAATTTTGTATATAAAGTATGTCAATACGCAAGAGATGTATTTAAATAATGCTGAACAGGAAAAGGAGAAGTATAAAAATACATTTTTTGTAAAAGGTAATAAAGATATATCAACATAATGTATTAGACCAATGGCGACAGAAGCAATTATAGCAAATTTACAAGATTATATGTTTACGTCTGATAATATATCCAGATTTACTAAACATATGATCCCGATTGGTTTGAAACCAACACAAAAAAAACACTATGAAGAACCGATTACAAAACTTGTTACAAAACCTGTTACAAAAAATATTGAAGAAAACCTTGTTACAAAAAATATCGAAGAAAAACATATTCCCGAAAATATTGAAGAAAAACCTATTACAAAAAATATTGAAGAAAAACTAGATACAAAACCTGTTACCAAACCAGTTATTCAAGTCCCTCCAAAACCCAAATTTATTTCTAAAAAAGAAACAATATACAGACCAAGACAAAAAGATTCATTATTTTGGTGTTTTTATATTTTAAAAAACGGATTTTCAAATTATGAGATGGAAATTAATAATCAATATTTTGTTGTAGAAAAAACAGAGAAATTTAAATATATCGAACTAATTAGAAAAAATAAGGATATTTTAAAAATTCATAAAATTAAACCATTAACTGAACTAGAAGATGATTTAGCTAACAAGGATAAAATTTCAGTAAAAACATTTTTTGCTCTTTGTGTTTTAGAAGATATTAATGTTTTGTTAGTTGATAAACGAAAAATATTAGAAATAACTTGTAAAGATATTGATGACGAACATCCAGTTAATATTATACACAGAAATAGTAAAACATACGAACATCATATTGAATTGGATGTTACACCAATTATGGTACAACAATATAGAGATACATATTACACAATGAGTAGTTTTGATGCGACAATAAAATCAATGGGTTCTTATAAACTTGATGAACTGACAGAATTATGTAAAAAATTAAATATAAATATTGATTCAAATGAAAAATGTAGTAATGAAAAACCTAGTAATGAAAAACCTAGTAAAAAGAAAATTGGCAAAAAGGATATTTACGAGCTTTTAGTTTTAAACTATTAAAATAAAAAATTGAATAAGAATATAAAAATATGTATAAGTAATATATATATACAGAAATGAACAAACCTACCGAAAAGGCAGAAAATAATAATTTTAAACCCAGAGGAAGGCCATTTAGACGCGTTGACGATAAACCTAAATTAGATCCAAAAATTCAATTAAACATAATTTCTAAATTCTACCTTAATAGCCCTAGTGGTAAATATAATACATATGAGATGGAGGCTAAATTTGGAACAAAAGGAATTAAACAAATAACTAAATTGGATTATGATAATGTTGTAAAAAAATTAAAATCATTAGGTTATGAATCTTTCAATGAAAAAGGAACATATAGTTTAAAGATTCAACCAGAATTTATAGATACAAAAACAGGTGAATTCAAAACATCTGCAGATATTGATATATTCCGTGTTGAAATAAATGGACTAACAAGTATTCAGGAATATTGTAAAACCAATAATTTAAGAACCATAATAGATGGCTATCCGAATGGGGTTAGCTTATTAAGAAAATCAGATGTTAAAGAAAAAGAAGGTAGTGAGAATAATATCGGAAGCGCTGACTTTAACGATTTTAATTTTAGAGTATCTATAAAAAATGAAATTACGATCAATAAAACAGGAACAATAGGACGAGAATTAATTGAAAAATGGGATAATTCTAAAAAAGTATTCAGATATATGAATCGTGTCTCTTTTATGCATCGTTTATGGCGGGAAACATGTCCATTCCGGGTAGATATTAGTATTGTTAAAAGTTCAACAAAAAACGAAAAAGGTTGGATGATACAGACTTATAATATTGACGAATCCAATGTTTTTCAAAATCAGGAAGTATATGAAATAGAAATAGAAGTATTACAATCTGCGAAAAATATATACAACAATTTCGCAGAGTTAACTGCTGGTATACAAAAAGTTATAAAAGATGTTTTATGTGGTTTTCAAAAAACAAACTATCCTATTTCGTATCCTGAACAAAAGGAAACTCTACAAAATTATCACAAATTACTTTTTGAAGACGATTATATAAAAAAAGGAGAAACTTATATTACTAAAGAACGAGTATACCCTAGTGATTTTATTGGACCTAGTTTAGTAACTCTAGGTATTATTAATGTCGGACCATTAAATCCAGATATAATTGTGCCAAATATTAATGAACCATTTGCTTATTGTGTAACTGAAAAAGCAGATGGAGATAGACATTTGATGTATGTAAATCCAGTTGGGAAAATATATTTAATAAATATGAATATGAATGTTATATTTACTGGTGCGAAAACAACAGAAGAAAAATGTTTCAATTCATTATTAGACGGAGAATTGATATTGCATAACAAGAAACATGAATTTATTAATACATTTGCTGTATTTGATATTTATTATGTTAATAAGGTTGATGTAAGATCTAGACCATTTATTCAAGTCATTACGAAAGATGAAAAATATTTTAAAAACGGATGTCGTCTTCCAATGTTAAAAGAATTTGTTATGCTTATTAAACCAAATAGTACAAGTATGAAGCCAGAAGCAAAAAAGGGTTCAATGCTAGCATTATCTACATATGAAGTGAAAAATAAAAGTCCTATAACAATAATATCAAAAAAATTCTATCCAACGATTGATCTTTCGAGCGAAGGGGTACCAACATCAACATCAACATACAATATATTTGAAGCAAACAATTACTTATTGAGAAGAATTGCCGATAATTTATTTGATTATGAAATTGATGGATTAATCTTTACCCCAACGCTTTTAGGGGTTGGGGGAAATAAAATTTGGGAAACAGGTCCAAAGAAAAAAATAACTTGGCCATATCTGTTTAAGTGGAAGCCATCTGAAGCTACTCAAACGTTTCCTCAAAGTTATAATACCATTGATTTCCTTGTTGTAACAAAAAAGGGAAGTGATGGACTAGATGTTGTTATACCCATTTTTGAAAACGGTATTAATACTTATGAATCTACACAATATAATCAATATAAAACATTGGTTTTAGCGGTTGGGTTTGACAAGGATAAACACGGTTATATTAACCCTTGTCAAGACATATTAGATGATAAAAATTTAGATATAAAAGGCAATTATAGAGAAGAAGGATATAGACCAAAACAATTCTTCCCTTCTAATCCATGCGATCCTTTGGCTGGTTTATGTAATATTATGTTAGAATTAGATGCGAATGGTTCATACCAAATGTTTACTGAAGAAAGAGAGGTATTTGGTGATCAAACCATAGTAGAGTTTAGATACGATTTAACAAAATCCGGTATGTGGAAATGGATCCCAATGCGAGTTAGATATGATAAAACAGCCGATTTTATGATAGCAAGACAATCCGATTTTAATTCAAGACAAGGTATAGGAGCAAACGATTATAATACTGCTAATAGTAATTGGAATTCTATTCATAATCCAGTAACTGAAAGAATGATTGCTACGGGCGAAGGTATTCCTGGAATGGAAGTATCGGATGACGTATATTACAATAGCGTAACAAATGATAAATTAACTCAGAGAATGCGTGATTTTCACAATCTATATGTTAAAAAATCAATAATACAAGGCGTTTCCAAAAAAGGTAATACTCTTATTGATTTTGCTTGTGGTAAAGCTGGAGATTTGCCAAAATGGATTGGTGCTGGGTTATCCTTTGTTTTAGGAATTGATATTGCGAAAGATAATTTGGAAAATAGATTGAATGGTTCGTGTGCTAGATATTTAAATTTTAAAACGACTACAAAAAATATACCATACGCTTTATTCGTAAATGGAAATAGTTCGAAAAATATTAGGAGTGGAACAAATATGTTGGATGATAAGGCAAATGAAATTATCAAATCTGTCTTTGGTTCAACGGGAATTAATAAAAGTTTAGGACCAGCTGTAGAAAGACAACACGGAAAAGGAATTAATGGGTTTGACGTATCGTCGTGTCAATTTGCTCTTCACTATATGTTTGAAAATAAAGTAACATTTTATAATTTTATGAGAAACGTTGCTGAATGTACTAAACTAAATGGTTATTTCATTGCTACTTGTTATGACGGCAGAACTATGTTTAATATGCTAAAGAAAAAAAAAGAAGGTGAAAGCAAAGATATATATATTGATGATAAAAAAATATGGTCAGTAACAAAGGATTATGATGCTTTAACATTGGAAGATGATGAGACTTGTTTGGGTTATAAAATTGATGTATATCAGGATTCCATCAATAAGTCTGTTTCCGAATATTTAGTGAATTTTGATTTCTTAACTATGACAATGGATAAATATGGATTTACATTAGTATCTAGAGAAGAAGCGAGACATATGGGATTACCAGAAGGCAGTGGTATGTTTTCTGAATTATATAATTCAATGATGAATGAAATAAAACGAGACCATAAAAAAGAAAGCGATTATAAAGATGCGGTTTTTATGAAAGATTATGAGAAGGATATTTCATTTCTCAATCGTTTCTTTGTCTATAAGAAGACATCCACAAGAAATTCCGAAAAATTAACAAAAGTATTATTGGACCAGTTGCCTGATACAGTTGATTTTGAACAAAAAGGCACAATGTTAGCCCAAGAAGCAGTTGAAAAAGCAGAGAATCAAGTGAGACCAAGGGCAAAAAAATTAAGCGAAAAACTAAAATTACAAGATGCTACCGAGGCATTAGAAGAAGAAGCCGTTCCAGCTACAAAAAAGGAAACAACAAAAAATGAAACAACAAAAAAGAAAACAACAAGAAAAAAGGCAGTTAATTAGATATTATGATTAAGTTTAAATCATCTTAAAAAGATATAAATATTGGAGTTTATAATATAATAGTCTAATGAATTATTATATAATACCTAAAAATAATTTTAATTTTGAACTTAGTTTAAAACTAACAAATGATGCTATAAATCCATGTATATCTTTTAGTCTGATTTTTTATCTAACCGCGGCGTATACACAATTATTTAAATTAGAGGATGTAAAAAATACAACTAATGAAAAGGTTTTAACCGATTCAATTGCAAATGATATAACTAATGATATAACTAATGATAAGGTTTTAACCGATTCAATAACAATAGACTATGTAAACAAGATAGTTAATCCTTTTGAATTTATTCATACGAATGTCCCTGGCTCAATACTATCGGTGAGTAAAGTAAAGCCAGATGCTAATATATTTTTTGAATTAATGGAAATATTTCAGATGTTTAATATAAATGATATTTTAGCAACAAAAAATAAAATAAATATAGCTCATTTAACGCCTAATCATACATCAACAACTTATTTATTGAATATGCTAAGAGAAGAAAACAACGATTTTATTATTGTTGAGGATTTTGATTATAATAAGTTGTATACTAAGTTTGTAACTAACAATATTAAAACAAAGTTGGATTTAATAATTATCGAGTTCCGTCAATGCGATTACGCTAACACAACGCAATATATACATAATATGTTATTGTCTTTAATAATCATAACAAAATATCAAGCAAACTTGGGGACATGTATTATTAAAATCGATAACATATTTTATAAGGCAATTATAGATATTATTTTTTTATTGTCTTCATTTTATGATAAAATCCTGTTGATAAAGCCAATTATAAGCAATATAACAAAAAGCGAAAGATTTATTGTTTGTAAATCGTTTAATTGCGGTATAGTAGAAAATTCAAACATTCGTAATAAAATAGATGAACAAATACTAACAAAATTGAACTACTCTGGAACAGATGATAAAGGTATATCTTCTCTAATAAATGATGAAATACCATATTATTTTTTAAATAAATTAGAAGAGTCTAATGCGGTAATTGGCCAACAACAATTAGAATCATATGACCAAATTATTAATATTTTTAAAAATAGAAATCGTGATGAAAAAATAGAAAATTTAAAAAGACAGAATATTCAAAAATGTATTCAGTGGTGTGAAAAGAATCAGTTACCGCATAATAAATTTATTGATAAAGTGAACATATTTTTAACTCCCAAAAGGAAAGAGACCGAATGTGAACTATCAGAATAAACAGTTATGCGCTATAATGAATATTATCAAAATAAGTTGTATTTCCCATACTTTCTTTATTAGCAAATCCAGCTCCTCTAGCTTGTGTAGAACCTATCGCATTCCCAGCTGAAAAACTATTGACAGAATTATAGGTTTGATATTCCGCACCATTTGTTTTTGTTTTACATATCAATTTGTTTTGGCGTTGCCCTTGGAAGAAGAACGGATTACCGACAAATGTTTGGGCTTGGCAAGGAGGCACCTTATCTTTATAAATATATGGCACGTTTGGATCAAATCCGTATTGAATCGCAGTAGCAATATTTGGAGGATTACCTTTTCCATTTTTCAATTTACGCTGATTATATGCCGATGTAGTAATGGTATCAACATTAAGTTTTAGAATTCTGGTACTGCTAGACACACCACCTTGTTTCGCAAATTGCGGATTATTTGGTTTATAAATTACTTGAGCGCATCCCTTAGGGTTAGAGGGACCGCTAATAACGGAACCATTATAAGGATTTGCTGCTAATTGATACATATAATCAATAACCACTTTATATTGCTCTTTTGTTAGTATACTTTGTAAAGAAGTTATAAAAGTTTGAACTGAAAGAGACGTTAATCCAATTAATGTATTATATTCGCCCGAACTAATATATCCAGCGTCCAATAATGATTTTGATAAAGCATTAACAAATCCAATCTCAACTGCCTTTTCTACTGTAAAATTAGGATTACACTGAGCTACATAAAAATTAGCAATTGAAAGCGGGTCGCCTGGTTTAGAATATTCGATAATTTTAGCAGTAACAAATGGGTAAGCTAAAAATAGACTAAGCACTTTTTTATCAATTGGACCACTAATAAAATTAAATTGTCTTTGTTTAAATGTCTGACAACGATTATATAAATACATATAGCTTGATTGAAAATAATTCTTTTTAATATTGGTGTTAGTTGGTAAAACACGTTGAATGGCCTTTCTTTGTTGATTGCAACATAATACTGGATTAGTCACATTAGGCTCAGGTTTTTCAGTTAAATTTTTAATAGGCATCCAACTTGAAACTATTCCTACACCATTACAATTTTTACATTCGTTATCTATATTTAGACCATCCGTTGAAATATTTTTAATTTCATTTTCTTTAACAATAAATGAACCAGGCATATCAATCATTTGAGCAATAAGACCAGTTCCTCCATTACCGCCTCCCAATGATGAGCTTATAGAAGATTTAACAGCTCTATTAACATTATATTCGATTAAACTAGTTTCAATATATTCTGCTCCATTTTTCGGATCAATTGTAAGGACTTTAAAATTAATAGGTATAGCCGTTCCTTTTCTATAATGCTTAATAGGTCTAGGTAAACCAAATCCAGTAGGGAATACATTACCTGGATCTAAATTAGTTAATGGTCTAATATGTGTGGACGTGACACCAACAGGATTACTAAAAATCCCAGATCCTTTCCAAGAAACATATTGCTTATTTTCTAATGTGCTTTTATTACTATAACCACTAGAAGATTGTTGTCTCATATTTGTTGGATAAAAAGCAGTAGACATTTATATAAATATAAAAAGAAAATATACTTTTATACTTTTAAGAAAAGTATAGCAAAATATAAAGAAAAGTATAGCAAAATATAAAGAAAATTATAGCAAAAAGTATATAATATTTTGCTATACTTTTCTTAAAAGTATATATATATAAGAATGTTGATATATATATTAATAGTATTTTTTATAATGTTAGTAGGCTATCAGGTATTTTTAGCATTAGTTCCTCCTTTAAGTTTAGTGGAGGGTTTAAAAAATATAACAACTACAAAAAATGCTGGATCACAAGATTATCAACCATATAACGTAAGTGATCCAAATAATTCTTTAATATTAGCTCAACAAAATGCTGGAAATATTGAAGTATTAAAAGGTAGAATAGATGGATTTGATGGGGTTAAAGAGAAAGTAGATACAATGCAACAGTCAATAGATTCAATGCAAGTACAAATGGATGGTTTAGTTCAACAACAGGTGGATTATGCTCAAGAACTTGCTGGCCCAACTCCTCCAGATGTTACTGGGACAGATTATGAAACAACAGAAAATGTGGAAGATTCTATAGAAGAAGAAGAAAATTAAATACCTTTCACAAGTTTTAACAAAAGTATTTTGTTTTATTTTGTAATACTTTTCTTAAAAGTATTTTGTTTTATTTTGTAATACTTTTCTAAAAAGTATTTTTTAAAAGTATATATATAAATGTCCGACAATATATTTCAAGAAGTATTACACAATGCTAAAGCGGCAGAAGAGAAATACATAGGTCCTGACTATCCATATTATAAATACATTAAAACACCATCAGAAATAGGTATATCGTCAAAGGGTTCGTTGTCTGTATTAGGGAAAGATATAGATGGTTTAGTTAGTTATGTAGAAGTGTTAGTTTCTGGTGGAGGAAAAGCATCCGCAACTGGAAAACCTTTAGGTAATAAGTTTTTTCTTAAAACTGGAGGAAAATGTACTGATAAAGCAACTAGTCAAGATGTAGATAGATATATTTACATCAATAATGTTCCTGCTGGGAATATACCATTTATATCATCTGGTGCTGGTGTGAATTTTAAAGAATTAAAGGGATTGATTCCAGGAACACTTAGTAATTTAAATGCTTTTAATCCTATGGAAATATTTCAGGCATTTTTATCTGGTTCAAAGCCTGATTGTCAAGAGTTAACTATGGAGACAATAGATATATATAATAACAAATCAACCGAAAGTCATTTTGTAACATTGGTGGATATACAAAATATGGATCCTTGTTCGTTTACCGATAAAAAGAATCCGATTACTAATGACAAATGTAAAGAAACATTTGCGAATTTAAATAGTGCTGAACAATGTTACACTTGTTATAAGATACCAGAGGATCCAATTGCGAAGATGTATTTTGCGTCATTAGGTATGTTTGGTATCTACATTGTATACCGAATAATGGCGAAAAACGGGTTAATCCCTTCTTAAAATAAAATATACAAATTATTTTGTCTAGTGTCTACGAGTTTTCCTACTTTTCCTACTTTTCCTACTTTTCTTACTCTTTCTTTGTCTTCTTTTTCTTCTGGAACCACCGTTCATAGATTTAGATCCAATCCAATATGTTGGTTTAGCTACATTTAATCCTGATACAGGACTAGCATTATTTACCAATCCTTTACCGCCTTTCATTTTTCTTCTACGTCTTCCACCCAATGGGTTATAAACTGAAGATTGGATTGACGGTTCTGATACTACGGGTTCTGCTACTACAGGTGCTTCTACGGGTTCTGCTACTACAGGTGCTTCTGTAGGTGTTGAACCTGTTAAATCTACAGTAGAATTTAAAGTAGAACCAATACTGGAACCAAGATTACTAGCTCCTTGTGTCACACTATCTGTTACATTTGTTAAAGCGCCACTAGCTCCTGTTGTTGCTCCAGAAAACCAACTACCCCAACCTTGTTTTGGAGGAGCATTTGGATCTACTACTTGGCTTTCAAAAAAGCCAAAAAGACCGCCTTTT